ATGACGGCAGCGGACGAAAACCCGATACCCGCAAGAAAGATCTCGGTGTTCGGGCGTGAATTCACCATGCCGCAGTCGCGCGGCCTCAGAATCACGATCGGCGTGCTATTGACCCTTGGCGGCATCCTCGGGTTCTTGCCGATCCTCGGCTTCTGGATGGTGCCGCTCGGATTGCTGGTGCTCTCCTACGAAATTGCCATGGTGCGCCGCCACCGGCGCCGCCTGGTCGTCTGGTGGGAGCGGCGACGCCGGCCGAATTGAGCGGCCGATACCGATGCATGTCGCATGGCGATCGCCTTCGACGAGAATCAATCGTCGCGCTGTTTTTCCGTGTCGGTGCCGGATTCCTCCGAATCCGGTTGCTGGCCTGCTTTCAGATCTTCGCTGATCTCCTTCAGGACGGCTGAAGCCGAGGCCAGGCGCGCCCGGTCGCGGGGTGAAAGCCTGCCGGTGCCTTCTATTCTCAGGCAGTCGATGGCATAGCGCACCAATTCCTCGCATCCCAGTAGCGGCACGCTTTCGGTTTCGTCCTTCGGTTTGGCCAGGGCCATGATGCAGTCCTCCCTGTGTCTCAACGCAAGCCGGTGCGCGGAGTTTCGCTCGATCATTTGCCATGCTTAACGGATTGCCAATGTGAGTGGGCGGCTCTGACGGCGATCAACAGGGCGCGGAGCCGGCGCAAGGAAACCGTTTTGGAATGCGCGTGGCCGCTTGACGGCATTTTCGCCGCAACCTATTGGAACCGGGTGGAACGCCGGGAGCAATGAGGCCTCGTGGCGGAGTGGTTACGCAGAGGACTGCAAATCCTTGCACCCCGGTTCGATTCCGGGCGAGGCCTCCATTCTCAAGCGCCCCGTGCGCTTGATGAATGATTTTGTTCGATAATTTCGGTGGGTGTGGCAGCCAGAACCGAACCGCCCTGCGCAGGGTGTGGCAATATGTTCCCGATTTCACCCCAGTCGATGCGCTGGACGGCCTGTCTGGCAAGGCGGGATTGCTGCTTGCGGGCGGTGTAAATCTTCGACGTCTTGCCGTCTTTCCAGCCAAACATGCCATCCAGCATCGAATCAGTTGTCTCGTTGTCGGCGAGGTTCGTGGCCAGGCCCTTGCGCACCGAGTGGGCTGTGCAGTGGGGCAGGTCAGCCTGGCTGAACCATGCGGAGACGCGCTGCGACAATCCCTTGATCGAGTAGGGCTTGTTGTACTCGGTTATCAGGTAATAGAGGTCTGTCACCTTGTGAAGCGACAGGATGTGCCCGAGAACCGGGTGGATGGGCACCTCCAGCGTCATGGGGCTGCGATTGCGGCCCTTGAACACCCGGAAGATGAAAACCTCTCCACGGCGATGCCTGGGGCCAATGGCTTGCAGATCGGAAACCCGGAAACCGACATACATCAGCAGGCCCAGCGCCAGCACCGCCTTCGACGCAGTGCCATGGTGGGCGATGTACTTGGCGATCTCCTCGCCGGTGATCGTATGGTGACCCTCGGTTTTCTTGCGATAGGAGCGGACGAATCGCGCCGTGTTCACCGTCATGATGTGTTCGGGCTTGCCGTTCTTGCCGGTGCGCGTGGTCTCGAACACCTGGCGCAGGATCTTCAGGCGTTCGTCGGCCGCGAAGGGCGTTTCCGCCTTGCTGTCGCGCAGGATGGTGATGTTGTCGACGCTCATCAGCTTCAGCGGCATGTCGGCGAAGATATCGGCGCCGTCCGGCTTCACGGGCTCAAGCCACATCGAATCGATGATCTGGCGGCGCTTGGCCTGTGTCGTCTTGTCGAGCTTCAGGAAGGCGTCGGAGCGGAAATAGAGCATGCATAGCCAACGGAAGGTGTTGGGCAACGGATGGCCGGGCAGGGCCTTCTTGGCGACCGGCGGCGGCGGGCCGTCTTTCTCGACCTGGTTGCGGGCTTGCCAATAGGCGGCTGAGAAGGCTTCGCAATCGGGATCGTTGGGCAAGCGACAAATCCGCGCACCCTCGAAACGGAAGTAGTATCGCATCGTGCCGTGACGCGATTTGTTCTTCTCGATATAGGGCAGGTCGATCGTCGCCAAATCCGTCATCGCACGGCAACCCATCGCCCTGGTTCGCCGGCTTCCCCTTCCTCGTCGCCGTCAGTAGGCCATTCGGCAAGGGCGGCGTCAATCTCGACCACGCGCCAGAGCTTGCGGCGGCCCCAGACGCGCGGCCGCGGCAACAGACCTTCCTCCACCATCTTGAGAACGCTGTTGGGGCTGACGTCGAGCGCGATCGCGACCTTCTCCAGAGACATGGCCATGCGCGGGACGGTGGTGGCGACAAGCGACGTATCGTGCTTCACGGCCGGGCCTTCCGTATGGCGTTGCCGCTGGTGACCATCGCATAGCCGTCTGCGAACTCGACCCGGATCGAATTGAAACGGGCCGCCTTGGGCCGTCCGAAGCCCGCCAGGGCGAACGAGGCGGTTGCGGCGCGGCTGCGTGCCGTAACAGTGCAGCGCTCGCCCTTGCGGCCGTGACGGTCCCACCGATAGAGGTAGGGAAGGGCCGCGATCACCACAGATCCTCCGAAAAGAGGTGCGGCGGCCATTGGGGCTTGATGATCTGGCCAGCCGCCCTGGCTACGTCGACGGCTTCAGTCCGTCCGACGAAGCGACCCGTGCTGGTGAGAAAGCCTTGATCGTCGGGCTGAACCAAAACGCCGCTCGCGATGTGCAGCGGTTTGAGGATATCGCCGTGGCGCGCAGGCGCTGGCAACGAAACGGTCAGGCCGTATTGCCGTACCGCTGCCGCGACGATGCGTTCGTCCTGCTTCTCGGCCATGGGGAGGGGGATCATGTGCGGGGCGTCCTGATTTGCCGCGATTTGCCGTTGATGAGCTTCGGAAGCGGCTGGCTTCGCGTTCCGGCAAGGCGAGGTGCGGGCTTATTTTGGAACCGGTCGATCCGTTCGATTTCAGCGAGGATCAGGGCGCCAGCCTTAACCAGATCGCGGCGCCGGGTCGACGGCCGGAACCACGACTTATCCCACGGCCAATAATGCTCCATGAGCCCGCCTAGGACGTCGCCGAGATTATAGCCGCCAGTTGCATTCCGATAATTGGTGGGATTGCTTCCGGCGATTAAGGCATAAATGCCGGCTGCACGGGCCATTTCGCCATTGCTGTGCAGATCGTCATGATCCGCCGTCCAGCCTTCGGTGTCCACCTGGCGGCGACGTTCGGTTAGCACGTCACTCCATGCTGTCGCCGGTCCACCATCGGGCGCGGCTGTCTTGCTCATAGCGGTCTCCAGTCCCAGAAGCCTTGCAATCCCTTCGCCGGCTGGATCGGTTCCAGCGGCTCGATCCCGGTCAGCGGCCACGCCCAGTTGCTGTGATCGTCGCGGTCACTGTCGTTGAGCTTCGCACCGAACTCCGCCACGATATCGAAGGCGCGACTGGGCTCGCCGAGCACGGCCGTGCCGAGGATCGAGGCGAGCGGCAGGGCGAGCGGGTTGGAATGCCAGCGCTCGAGCATTGCCAGTGCTTCCGGCTTCAGCGCCGTGGACCATGCGTCAGGCGAGCGCAGGCGGATGATGAGGTCGGCAAGCTCTGCCTTGCGCACCGGACGGGCGCCGGCGTGAATGGCGATTCGGCTGCCGCGCAGCGCGCGCGGCGCGGGCCAGCCGCGAAACTCGTAAGGCTTGACGCCTGCGATGATCAGCGTCGCCCAAGGCTGCCAGATGGTTAGGGCTTTCATGCCGCCACCTCACTGTGGCCGATCGGGAAGGTCTCCATGCGGTAACCATGCTCCCGGGCATTTTCCCAGAACTGGTCGCAGAAATAGCCGCTCGTCTTGCTCGTGAGACCTTGGAACAGGAATGTGCGCAAGAAGGCTCGCTTGAGACCATCCTTGACGCGGATGGTCTGTCCCTCCTCAAGGCTGAAGCCGCCATAGCTCTGGCGCTCGAAATCCGCATGCGTAGCAACGACGCGCCCGTCCGGAGCTGTCACGACGCCGCAGACGCCTTGGTGCTTGCTCATGCTGTCACCTTTGGAAATTCGTTGTGCTCGATGCGGTCGAGCAGCCGGCCGGCGGCTTTCTTGCCGACGTTGCGCATGGCCACGACGCGATCCCCGTGGAAGCCGCAGCCGCCAGCCAAGTTGTGAAAGCGCGTAGCGCCCGGCCCCATCTGGCTATCGACGTGGGGCACATTCCGCCAGTCAGGGTCGTCGCGGTCGCGGTCGTAAAATGCGGCCCATGCGCCCCACTGCTTGAAGAAGAACGCCGCGCCATTGGCCTGGCATTGTTCGCGCAGCCAGCGAGCCCAATCCGGATGCATTGGCCTTGCGCCCCTGCCGCTCTCGCCGCCGACGATGATCTGGTCAAGAGGCCTTAGTGTTTCCAAGCCGGGGGCAAAGCGGCCACGAGTGTGGAAGCCCGCCGCGATGTCGAGGCGATCCCTCGATAGCGCCCAGGCAACATCAAGCGGCCCGAGCAGCGGCTCGGCCGAGAGGAAACGGACCTTGGCGGGCGTCGCCAGCAGGGCTGGCACCCGCTCGTCGGCACGCTTCTGATCCTCGGCCGAGACGCCGCACCAGACATTGTGCAGCGGCCAGGAGTAGACCTCTCGTGGTTTGCCGGTGAAAGTATACCAGTTGGCGTAGATGTCCTCGAGCAGGTCGCGCCGCGAGAGGAACTCGCGCATGCGATCGGCGCGCTTGGTCAGCACCTGGTAGGTGTGATGGTCGGCGGCGGCCATCACGGTGAAGACGTCGAGGATCCATTCGTCGGGCACGTTTTCGGCGAACAGGTCGCCATGGGCGCAGACGAAGATGCGCCGCGGCTTCTTCCAGTCGAGCGGCTGGTGCAGCCATTGCCGGTTGAGCCGAACCTCGCCGGTCCAGACCGGGCCGGCCTTGGTGTCGCGGGTCAGGCCCTTGCGGCTGTCGATGTGCTTCAGCCGCGTGCCGGCAAGCTTCATGGCATAGCAGTTGGTGCAGCCGGGCGAGACGACGGAACAGCCGGTGATCGGGTTCCAAGTCGCGTCGGTCCACTCGATCGATGTCCCGTCAGCCATGGGGCTCATCCCTTGTTGTCTTTGGGGTTGCCGACGCGCTGTTTTCCGACCCTTCGGTCCGCGTCGTATTGTTCGGCTGTCCGCACGGGCGGCGACGGGATCGACTTGTCGTCCATTGATGGAGTTTGTGCCGTGTCGACATGATCAGCCATCGACCGCCTCCAGCGACTTGCCATCGGCCGAGACGCGGAATTTCACGCCGTCGGACCAATAGCCCATGTCGACGGTCATGCGCGATCCTTCGGCGTCGGGCGGGTCCAGGTCCGCGAAGGCCTTCGCGAAGCCGTCCATGGTGTCCATCATGGTCTCGTAGTCTTCTTCCCAGGCGAACCAGTTCGCCGCCGCGATGCGGACGGAAGGGGGCAGATCCTGGGGCTCGGGCGATGGCAAAGGCTGCTGGGGTCGGAACATGTCGATCGTCCGGTCGTCGCGGGCATCGTCCAGCGACCAGCTGCCGTCAGGCATGAGCAGGATCTCGGCCGAGCCGCGCTTCTCGTGCCAGACGAATTCGGCGATCTCGCCCGGCAGCATCGTCGCCAGGATGCCGCCTTCCGGATCATCCTCGTCGCGGATGATGGTGATGCCGGAGATGTCCGGCTTCAACCAGTCCTGCGGCTGCGCCCGGCCAGCCGGCATCTGCTCGTCGAACAGCGAGGCCGGCCACCAGCGGCGGGTCGAGCGGAACGACGGCAGGTCAAGCGCATCAGCCACGGCCAGCCTCCCACGCTTCCATGCAAACCGGCACGACGTCGCGTACGAGATCGCGCATCGCCTCGGCATAGACTCGGATTTCGTACTGCGCGTGCGAATGGCAGCGGAGATCGAGGAACCCGAGCAGGTTGCGAAGGTCGATCTTGGCGAACATGTGGCTGTAGGTGTTCAAAGGCAGGACGGAGCGGGCGAGCTCGCGCGGAACGCCGTCGGCTAACAGGTCACGATAGGCGCCGAAAGCTGCCTCGCAGGCCGTCCTCACCCGCTCTGATGCCCAACGATTGGGCTCAGCATCGACACGCATCTGCTTGTTGCTCGCCGACTGCGCGCCGATCTGATCGGCTGCCGGCACATAGAACTCTTCCGGCAACTCGCGATAGCGAGCTGAGAGTTCGTTATAAGACCACGTCCGATGGCGATGCCACTGCCGAAGAACGAAGATCGGCGCCTTCACCTCGAACTGGAATTCGACTGCTTCGAAGGGCGAGGTGTGTCGGTTCTTCCAGAGGTAGCGGATCAGCTTGGCATCGCTGCCCTCATCGTCACCGGCGCGCCAGGCTGCATCATAGCTGACGCGCGCCGCGCGAACGACGGACAGGTCGGAGCCCATGCTGTCGACCAGGCGAACGAACCCGTGATCCAAGACCTTGATCAGGTCAGACATTTGTTGCTCCCTGCGATGTTGGTGTGATGCATGACGATGCCGGCGCCACCATCAGCGCGGCGTTCGAGCTCGACGATTGCGCGCTTCAGATAGTTGGCGGCGTCGAGGTGCTCTTCGTAGGCATGCTGCAGCCAGTCTCGCAGCTTCAGGTCGGTGCGATCAAGCGTAACGCCATACTTGACGATGCCAAGCTGTGAGCGGCGAAGCAGGTCGGCGCGGACGGCTTCGACGATGGTGTCGACAGTCTGGTCAGCCATCGATCTTCTCCACCACAGGCTGCCGGTAGCCGAGACGGACTTCGAACGTCTTGATCAATTCCTTGACCTGGCGTTCCCGGCCGAAGCCGAGACGCTTTGCCCAGTTCAGGACCGTGAAGGCATCGTCGGCGAGTTCGGCGAGTTGCTGTTCGGAAAGTCTGCTGTTCGCGTCCATCACACCCTCATCGGCATTAGGACGAAGAGCGGCTTCAGGCCGCTCTTGTCGGCTTCTTCCGGCTCGATCAGCGTCGGCGAACCGGGGTCGCCGAGGCTGAAAATCACGCGCTTGCCTTCGACGGCATTGAGCAGGTCGAGGCAGTATTTGCCGTTGAAGCCGATCTCTATCGCCACGCCCTGGCTGTCCTCGATCGTCACCTCGTCATTGGCGCTGCCGGCTTCCGGGTTGACGGTGGTCAGCACCAGGCTGCCGCCCGGCTCGAAGGCGAATTTCACCGCGCTGCCGCGCTCGGTCGAAACGGTGGTGACGCGGTCGACGGCCTTGGCCAGAGTGTCCTTGTCGACGGTGAAGCGGTTCTGGTTGCCGACCGGGATGACCCTGACATAGTCGGGGAACTTGCCGTCGATCAGCTTCGACAGCAGCGTCACGTTGCCGGCCTGAAGGCGGATCTTGGTGTCCGACACCGAGAAGGTGACGTTGACGACCTTGTCGCTCAGGATCTGCCTGATCAGGCCCGTCGTCTTTTTCGGGATGATGATGGCGGGCATGCCTTCGGCGCCGTCCGGCAGCGGCGTGCAGAACTTGGCCAGGCGGTGACCATCGGTGGCGACGGCGTTGAACTCTTCCGCTGCGTGCCAGTGAATGCCGTTCAGATAATAGCGCGTCTCCTCGGTTGAGATCGCGAACGACACCATGGCCAGCATGCGCTCCATGGTGCCCGTAGGCAGGTCGAAAGTATGGCTGAAGTCGCCGGCGTTGATGGCTGGAAAGTCGGCTGCCGGCAACACCTGTATCTTGAAGCGGGCGCGGCCGGCCGTCAGGGTCGCAAAGTCCTTCTCGGCCGCGATCGCGATCTCCGCGCCCTCGGGCATCTTGCGCACGGCGTCGTGCAGCAGTGTCGCCGGCAGTGTGTAGGCGTCATCCTTGCCGGCCTGGCAGGGAATCGACGTGCGCAGCTCGCAGTCGAGATCGGTGCCGGTGATGGTCAGCAAGCCAGCCGCGGCGTCGACGGCGAGCAGGAGATTCTGCAGCACGGGTATGGTGCTGCGGCGCTCGACAGCCTTGATGACGAGCGCGAGCGCGGGAAGCAACGCCTCCCGCGCAAGGATGATGGTTTGCGTCTTCACGCCGCCATCTCCGGCGTGCCTTCGAAGGTCGGCAGGTTGGTCACCCGGCGCGCCTCCGCCAGCACGTCGCGGACATGCTGGGTGATGAACTGGTCGGGCCGGTAGATCTGATAGAACCAGGTCACCTTGCCGCCGGCCGGGCGATAGCGCAGCCGCACCGGGATTCGCACCTTGTCGCCCATGAAGAACGGCGCGATGTTGAGCATGAAGATGCCCGGCACCTTCAGCGGCTTGCCGTCGACGCCATTGTGGCTTTCTTCCCAGGCGATCTGGCCTTCACCGCTCTGCAGCGTGGTCGAGGCCTTGACCTTGCTCTCGACATTGACCTGCAGGCCTCGCGACAGTTCGACCAGCTGCGCCGGCGTGGCGATGGTGGTGGCGAAGTCACGCTCGTACTGAAGCTTCTCTTCATCGGTTGGCGACGACAATTCAGCGACCCGATCCTCGAGGAACCAGGCGAAGGCGCCCTGGTCCATCTTCTCGCCGTCGCCGGCCACCCACTTCTGCCATTCATCCGAGAGGGGAAAAGCATAGTGGACGCGGTGCTTGCCGAAATTGGGATGGCCGGCGGCCAGCTCGTGATAGTCGACGATCGTCGTCAAGGTCGGCTTCTTCCAGTCCATGTTGGCGAAGATGGCGCTGTGCTCGGTCTGATGGCGCAGCGTCAGGTTGGTGAACGCCTCGAAGGTCTGCGCCACGGCTTGGCCGGCCTTGCGGACGGGGAACTGGCGATAGGGTTCGAACAGAGTGGCCAAGCTCTCGATGCCCGGCGAGGTTCCGCGTCTGAGCAGGACAGGCACGGCATCGGGCAGGCCGGGATGTTTGGCGGTGTTGGTGAGGGCTGCGATCTCGACGCCTTCGGCCTTGGCGCCGAGCCATGCGGCGGTGTTGAGGTCGAAGGCGGCGGGCGCGGCGGGCAGGGTTTCGCTCGATTCGGAGATGGTCTTGTCGGCCATGGTGCTTTCCCTTCAGGGTTTGGGGTGAAGTCAGGACTGCTGGGCGGCGCTGCGCGGGCCGCTGAACATGTCGGTCTGCTGGGGATGCTCGGTCGACAGCGAGCCGTCGTCGGTGATCCAATAGAAGGAGGAACCGCGCTGCGCTTTCGGCACCTTGGTGTCGATGCCGGCCAGCACGTTGACCGAGCCGGCCTCGACCTCGAAGTCGAGCGTCAGCGTGACCTTGCCCTTCACCTTGGCCTTGCGGCCCATCGTGTCCGACAGATCCTTGAGCTTGGTCAGCGTCTCGGTGATGTCGCCGGACAGCGCGGCGGCGAGCTCGCCGCCCTCCAGCATGCCGATGATGGTCTGCGCGTCGCGTATTTTCTTCATCTGTCTTGTCCTCGCGGAAGTTTTTCTGCCCCGCCCTTAAGCTTCGCTTTGCTCGCTGGCGGGGACCCCGAGCGCCCGCCGGTCGGTGGGAAACGAACCGAAGGCGCCGGCGGGCTGACCTCCGGACGGGCGGGCAGCGATGCCCGGCCCGCGGTCGCGGCGGGCTAGAAGGGGATTTCGTCGTCGTGCGACCGGGAGTGATCGCAACGCTTGACGAAGTCGCCAACGTCGAGGCGGGCGAGATTGGAGATCGCCCGAAGCGTTCCCTCTAGTGCTTTCACGCGATGCTCCAGGCGCTCAACCGTGCGCCTGTCTTCGTGCCACCAGTTGGAGTACTTCTTGACCTCTTCGGCCAGGCGCTTGATGGTCGCCTCAAGGGTTTCCGTCTGGTTCTCCGCCGCCGCATGTAGAGCGGCTGGCTTTCTGCTGGCCGCCTTTGCGGCAACAGGCTTCTTCCTGGCTTGCGCCATGGTTATGCTCCTTTTGGTCAGAACGGGATTTCGTCATCGAGCTCGCGCGAGCTCGGTTGCTGGTCCGCGGGCTTGCCGGCCTGGCGTTCGCCGCCGCGCTGGGTGCCGTAATCGTCAGGGCTGCGGGCGGGATGGTCGGCCTTGTCCAGCATCTGGATTTCGCCGCGAAATTTCTGCAGCACGATTTCGGTGCTGTAGCGGGCCTGGCCTGACTGGTCTTCCCATTTGCGGGTCGAGAGCTGGCCCTCGACATAGACCTTCATGCCCTTCTTGAGATACTGCTCGGCAACCTTGCAGAGACCCTCGTTGAAGCAAACTATTGTATGCCACTCGGTCTTTTCCTTGCGTTCGCCGCTGTTCTTGTCGCGCCAGCTTTCGGATGTCGCGATGCGGAAATTGACCACCATGTCGCCGCTGTTGAGGCGGCGGATTTCGGGATCGGCGCCGAGATGGCCGATCAGCATGACCTTGTTGAGCGAGCCGGCCATCAGTTTTGTCCTTCGCTTGTCCGCCCCGGTTCGCCGCTCGCTGCGGACGGCCGGGCAAATGTGCCCGACGGGCAGTCGCCCTCGCCGCCTTCGGCTGGATGATCGGAGATCCGTTCGTCGATGTCGCAGAGGAAGGCTGCGCGCAGGTCGGCCATGAATTTGGCGGCCGGCACGATCTCGAGCGCGCTGTGCATCGCGTGGCCGATCAGGATGCGGATCGGCTCGCCGTCAAGGAGACGGACGCGAGCGCTGTGAAGGCCTTGGAGGTCCGTCATTCGTCCCCCTTGGCGACGGCGTTTCGCGGCTCGGGCCGCTTCCTTCGCGCCGCCGCCTGCCGAATAATTCTTCTTTCCGCGCTTGATCAGCCTCTTGCCGATGTTCTTGTCGGTGACCGGCTTGCAGCGTTGATAGTTCTGGCGGATGGACATCATGCCGACCTCGCGACGATGCCGAGATAGCGATGCAGCCGCTCGACGAACGCCAGCTCGGCCTTCATCGCGCCCCATGGCTCGATCGCGCCGGTCAGCTTCGGCGGCGGCAGGTTGAGCTTGGGCAGGCACCTCGGGTCCGCCTTGGGGCCGAACAGGGCCAACGCCTCGGCGACCAGCATGCGTTCGTCCATCTCGCGCACCTGGCGGACATAGAGCGGCATACGGCTGATGTCGGGCAGCTGCGCCGCCTCGTAGACGGCAAGGTCGATGCAGCGCTTGACCTCGCCGACGGCACGGTGGACGAGCCTGTCGATGAAGTCGGGGCGATCGAGGTTCGCCGCCGCCGCCAGCTTCGCCACCCAATGCTGGATCAGGTCGACGGCTGGACGGGTGACGTCGCCGAACGGATATTCGTGCCCGTCATGCAGGATGAAATAGCCGGCCAGCACGGCGTCGCCGGTCTCGCGAAACAGCGCGTCGGCGCCCATCACCGAATGCTGCGCGACCGAATAGGCCTGGCAGCGATAGATGCCGTTGAACCGGGCGATCTTCGACAGCGCGTTGGCCATGGCGGCGAAGTCGATATCGGCCGGCTTTGGATCGATAAGGTCGAAGGCCGTGCCGTCGGGCCGGAAGGCAGGCAGGACGGACGAGGATCCGCGCGCCGCTTCGCCGGCGCGGTTGGTGCGAGCAACGGCCATGTTCACTGGCGCACCTGCGGCAGGGTTTCTTCGACTGCTGCCAGCACAGCCTTGCGGATTGTCGGGAAGAGCGGCAGCTTGTCGAGATAGGCGGAGAGGATGGCGATGCAGCGTTCGCGCTGGCTGGCCCAAGGATCCATGAGCAGGGCCGCGCGCGCCGCGCAATATTTGCCCCAGGCGATGACCAGCGTCTGCGTTTCGGTTGTGTCGCGTGGCAACGGGAGCCGGTTCGGCAATGCATTGCGCGCCTTGTCGATGATGTCGGCGAGCAGGTCAGGGCGGATCGACACCTGGCGGGTCGAGAGTTCCGTGGCGAGCTTCGCCGCCGCCTCCTTGAACTCGACGATCTCGGCCGAGGTGAAGTCGGCGCGGATGAGGTCGACGAAGCGAACCCCTCCGCCGGAGGAGAGAAGGTCGCGCATGGCCTCCGCCATCTCGCGGCAGCGGGGATGAGCCTCGCCGCCATCGTCCGGCAGGACTGGGCGCATCTGCGCGGACGAACGATAGCCAGCATGGTCAAGCATGCGCGGTTTCCTTCTCTTTGGGGCAAAGACGATCGATCGCGCTGCGCAGATCGCCGTCGGAAAAGTCGGTGCGCCAGTCGCAAGCCGCCGCCGCGTCCTCGTCAAAACCGAGGCATTCCAGCGTCTCGATCAGGTCGCGACGCGCGGCCGACATGCCTTCGGGCCATTCGCCGGCGTTCATCACAGCGCTCCTGCGATGACTGCCCAGAAAAACACCAGGACCAATGCGACCGCGACCAGCGAAGCCAGGTTCTTGGCCAGCGAAGCCTCGTCGCGATAGCCGCGCGATCGCTGCAGGCGCTCGCCTTCGATGACGCCGAGGTTGCGGGGTGGTTCGGTGCAACAGACAGGCGCATTGGCCCTGCGACGGTCAAAACGGCTTTGTCCCTGATCGCTGCAAATGATCCGGCCGTCCTGTGCGTCGAAACGCCGGGCGATGACGAGGCCGCGTTCAGAATTCGTCTGGCGATTGCGAGGTGACTGCGGGGGCTTGCCACCCTGGACTATGTGGAAGACAGGGGTGAAGGGACGTAGAGACACGAAACGCTCCATCGGCTGATGCGATGGTGCATAACGTAAGTGATGCCTACCTATCTTGTCAACTGGCTTAGGTAGGCAAAACCTACATTATCGCAGGAAAGGGCTGTTAACCCTCGTTAATATACAGAATCATTTGTGCTTGTTTTGTTCTCGGCTGTGAGTCATTGTGACGCATTGCTGGAACACAGGGGGTGCAAAAATGCTGCTGACATATTTTGTTGTTCAAAGCTTCAAGAGGACCGCCAAAGGGGCGCTGGCTGCTAGTGTTGCCGTTCAAGCCGACAGCGAAGATCACGCGATCAGAATGGCTGAAAGGCTGTCAATGTCCACAGATGGCGCCATTGCCTTCAGCCGCGCCGGCGATCCTTGCACCGGGGAATTTCAAGATGCTGTAATCCTGTTCTCCGCAGGCGCCGTGCCGATCTTTGATGCCGACCTGGCTGTGGCCTGCTAGCGAGCGTTGTATTTTCCTACCACGCGATGACACACTGGCCAGTCGATACGGCTTTCGGAGAAGGTCAAGGCAGGGCGATATTGCTCGAGCGTCCACTCACGGTCATTCATGCCGACCAGTCGCTTGATTATAGCTTCTTCGTCGCCATACTCCTTCGGCGGCGTATGGAAAAACACCGCATCACTGTCCCTTGATGGCTGTAAATGAGGGTTGATCAGCGCCGTGTCGCCTGGCCAGTAGGCAGGGATCATGGATTCTCCGCGAACAAGAATGCCGTAACCGCCCCGCACATTTTGCAGCACGGCTGGCCGCTTGACCCAGTCGATTGCCTCGAAGTTGACAATGATATGGCCATCGCCGCCCATCGCTGCCGCGTAGATCGGAAGGTCCTTCCCGCCGACAAGATCCTCGCCTGGTATGATCGGAGTGGTGACGCGGTCTTGCTTAGGCGGCTTTGGCACCGCGAGCGGCGGAAATCCCTTCGCGTCGAGCAGCCATTGCATGTTCGTATTGAGCAGCGACGCCAGCTCGGGAATGCGTGAAAGCGCCGGCTTGGTCGTATCAGCTTCCCACTGGGTGACGGATACGCGCTTGATGTTGAAATGCCGCGCGATATCGTCCTGTTTCAAGCCAGCGGCCTCGCGGGCGTAGCGGAGCCGTTGTCCAAGAGTTTGGATGTCGAGTGGTGTATCAGCCATAGCTGTTATTGTAATCATTGCTTACCTTTTTGCACCTACACGAGGGGCTTGACGCGTAGGTAGGCATTGCCTACTATCGTCCTCATGATCGCAATCGTCGAACAAGGCGCGGATAAGGTGGGCGGGTTGAGCAAGCTCGCCGAAGGGCTGGGTATCAAGCACCAGGCATTCTATTCGTGGAAAAAGGTGCCGGCCGAGCGCGTCCTCGACTTCGAGCGTCTGACAGGCATTTCCCGTCACGTGTTGCGTCCCGATGTGTTCGGCCCCGAACCCGGCGACGCCCCATCCGATGCCGCTCGCCCCGGTGGTGTCGCGGCCGGTCCCGCAATCCCCCAAGCCGGGACCGGCCACCCTCATCAGCGCGAGGACGCGGCATGAGCGCGTCAGCCGCGACCTATGCGGTAAGCCTCGGCATTGGCGAACTGCATGCGTGCATTGGCGTCGACCTTCAGGCCGCGCAGCTGGCACCAGGAGGGGAATGCCTTCGGATCGATTATGGCGCGCACGGCGCGCACCCCACGGCTCGAGGTCTCGCGTTCCAGGCGCTCGGCCTTCTGCTCCCATTCGCGATAGCTCATGGGCAGGACATGCGCATCCGCCATGATGCGGAGGATTTCCGGATAGTCGTGCTCCCGATACCAGGCGATGCCCATGATCTGGACCTGCATGATGGTGTTTCTCCCCAAGCGAAAGGCTGTGAGTAGCATGATTCTCACCGGCCTTCATTGCGCCCCGCCGAGCGACGGCATCCTGCACAGGGAGTGCGCGGCATGAAAGTCGTCTGCTCGCAATCGCTGACCTTGCTGCCGCCGCCGGCCGAGCCGGCGCGCAAGCTGCCCGTGAAGACGATGCGGCTGCTGAAACTCCTGTCCACCTTTGCCCGCGAACATCCCGCCGACTGTCTGGCGCGCCTTTTGCGCGACGAAGCGAGGCGGGTGCTGCGCCTGGCGCCGCCGTAGATGTGATGTGCATGCGGGTTTTCATGCCCGCGAGTTGATCTCTTTTTTATCCTTCCCGGTACGGGAAACGCGCCGCGTTTTTCCCGACACGGGAAAGGTCTGCCAATTTTTGCCGGAGCCTTGCCATGCCGATGTCCGAAGCCTGGTTCTTTCGCATCAAGAGCGCGCAGCAGGATCTGATCCTGCGTTGCGGCGGCATCGTGCGCGCCGCCGAGAAGTGCTCGACCTCGAAGACCGAGGTCGGCCGCTGGAACAACCAGCTCGACCCCGACTTGATGCCGCTGCCGGCGGTGCTGCAGCTGGAGGAGGTCTGCGGCGTGCCGGTGGTGACCGGCGCGATGGCGGAGCTGAACGGCCGCCGTCTTGCCGATCCGGATGCCTTCGGCGTCGCCAACGCCACCATGATGGCCGCGCACGCCGAAGTCGTGGTGCAGTTCGGCGAATTCATCGCCAAGGCGGCAATCGCGTTTTCGGACGGCAAGCTGACGCCTGCCGAACTCGCCGGCATCGATCGCGGCGCCGCCTCGATGGAACGCGCCATTGCCGAATTGCGCAAATCGGCGGCCGCGGCGCGCGGCGCTGGCGGGCTCTCGATCGTCGGCGGTGCCGCATGAGCTGGACCGCCGCCGAACTCGACGCCTTGCGCGACCTGGCCGGGCAGGGGCTTTCCGCCAGCCAGATCGCCGCGCGCCTGCCGGGCGCCCGCAGCCGCAACGCCGTCATCGGCATGCTGAAGCGCGGCAACGGCAAATACGGCCAACTGCTCGGTCAGCCTAGGAACGAGGCTCGCGGCAGGGCGCCTAGCCAACCGAAGCCGGCGCAGCCGAAGCGGGTCCGCTCGATGGCGCAAGCGCCGATTCGGCCTGTTCGCCAGATCCTCGCCAAGGCGCCGCCGATCGAGGCTGTCGCCAATCTGCCGGCGCCGCTGCCGATCACTTTCCTCGCCGCGGTTATGGCGGATCGCTGCCTGCACTATGCCTGCGACTGGTTCGCGTCCGACGGGCCCGACATGCCGGTCTGCGGCGCCGAGCGGGCAAGGAACGTGCTGGAGACGCGCTATTGCCGACGGCACCTGGTTAGCCAGCGGCAATTGGGTGGGGTTGCGGCATGAAAGAGCGCTTCTTCGGCTTCGAGACGATCTATGGCGTGCATCGCGAGCACGCGACGCCGTTCCTGACCCGCCTGCGAGCCGGTCGCCTGCGCCTGCACATCTTCCATCGCGGCGATGCCGATCCCGATCCGCACGACCACCCCTGGGATTTCTGGACGTTTCCATTGACGCCCTACGTCGAGGAGGTGGCGATCAGGACGCTCGCCAGCGCGGTCGTGTTCAGGCAGATCGTGCCAGCCTGGAGTTGGTCTTACCGGCCAGCTGAGCATACCCATCGCGTCCTCGGCCGCTACGATCTGCTGGCGACGATGGAGGCTGCCATGGGCGCCTTCGTCGTCGGTGCGGGCCGCGTTCCGCCTCAGCATCGCTCGGGCAAGATCATCACCATTGTCTGGCAGGGCAGGGCAAGCCGCAAATGGGGGTTTCTGCGCAACCGTGACGGCAACTGGTGCTGGACCCCGTGGCGCGAATACGTCTTCGGTGGCGGCAAGCACGCGCCCTGCGAACCGGAGGGTGGCGCATGAACGTTCAGTCGTTCCCCAGCGCGTCCATGCTTGCTGCCCTGAAATGGCTGCGCAACCGCAACGGTGACGGGGTTTTCGATCGGAACCATGTCTTGGTCGCCGGAGGCGATCGCGCGCCGATCATGCGAGCGACGTGGAACAAGCTCGAGACCTCGGGACTGATCGAATTCTATCTGGATCGGCGCAGGGTTCGGGTCACGCAAGCCGGTTGCAACGTCGATGTCTCCAAAGTCGAGGAATCGGCATGACCGCGCACCCCGACTATGCCGAATTCCTCAAGGCCAAGGTGCGCCTGGCGCCCTCGCTCGGCTTCGATGTCGATCCCGCGACCATCAATCCGCTGCTGAAGCCGATGACGCAGGCGATCGTGCCATGGGCCTGCCGCGGCGGACGGCGCGCGCTGTTCCTGCGCTTCGGCCTGCACAAGACCTCGACGCAGCTCGAGATCCTGCGGCAGTCGATGATGCATGCCGGCGGCCACGCGCTGCAGGTCGTGCCGCTCGGCGTCAAGCACGAGTTCTTCCTCGAGCAGGCGGAACGGCATCCCGACATCGAGCTGAAGTTCGTCAACCGCCCCAACCAGATGGAAGAGGCGAACCGCGCGGGCCCGGGCACGAAACTTGTCCACCTCACCAATTACGAGACGATCCGCGACGGCAAGCTCGACCCGACGCTGTTCACCGCCGCCGCGCTCGACGAGGCCGCCGCGCTTCGCGGCTTCGGCGGCTCGAAGACGTTTCGCGAGTTCATGGCGACCTTCGCCGGCGACGATCGCAAGAACGGCGTCAAGCATGCCGGCGTGCGCTACCGCTTCGTCGCCACCGCCATCCCTGATCCGAATGACTATATCGAGCTGCTCGCCTATGCCGCATTCCTCGGCGTCATGGATGTCGGCGAGGCCAAGACCCGCTTCTTCAAGCGAGATTCGACCAAGGCCGACAAGCTCACGCTGCACCCGCACAAGGAAGACGAGTTCTGGCTGTGGGTCGCGTCCTGGGCGCTGTTCGTGCAGAAGCCGTCGGACCTCGGCTACTCCGATGAAGGCTATGATCTGCCGGAGATCGACGTGCGCTGGCACGAGGTGTCGTCGGACCATAGTGCTGCCGGGCAGGACAGGAACGGCCAGGCGCGCATGTTCGCCGATGCCGCGCATGGCGTGGTCGATGCCAGCCGGGAGAAGAAACGCTCGCTTGACGCGCGCGTCGACAAGATGCTGGAAATTCGCGCCGAGGATCCCGCCGCGCACCGCATCATCTGGCACGATCTCGAAGCCGAGCGCCAGGCGATCGAGGCGGCGATTCCGAGCGTCAAGTCGGTATGGGGCCCGCTCGATCCCGAGATCAAGGAAAGCCGCGTCGTCGGCTTCGCCAAGGGCGAGTTCGCCGAACTGGCGACCAAGCCGATCATCAGCGGATCCGGATGCAATTTCCAGAAGCATTGCTGGTGGAACATCTATCTCGGCATCGGCTTCAAGTTCCACGATTTCTTCCAGTCGCTGTTTCGCACGCAGAGATTCGGGCAGCAGCATCCTGTGCGTGCCGACCTGATCTATACCGAGGCCGAGCGCGGCACCCGGCGCGAGCTGGAGCGCAAGTGGCGCGAGTTTGAGGCGCAGGCCGCCAAGATGTCGGCGATCATCCGGCAGTACGGGCTGGCAGAGCAGGCGATGGAAGGCGCGCTGAAGCGCTCGATGGGCGTGACGCGACGGGAAGTGCGCGGTGAGAACTACCTGGTGGTGCACAACGACACGGTCGAGGAAACCCGGTCCATGGCCGACGACAGCGTCGACCTGATCGTCACCTCGATCCCGTTCTCGACGCAGTATGAATACACGCCGTCGTTCAACGATTTCGGCCACACCGACAGTGACGCGCATTTCTGGGCGCAGATGGACTTTCTGACCACCGAGCTGCTGCGCGTGCTTAAGCCCGGCCGGATCGCCGCCATCCATGTCAAGGACCGGATCGTGCCGGGCGGCATCAACGGTCTCGGCTTCCAGACCGTCAGCCCATTCTCCGACGATTGCTGCGCGCATTTCCGCAAGCACGGCTTCGCCTTCCTGTCGCGGGTGACCATCGGCACCGACGTGGTGCGCGAGAACAACGGCACCTATCGCCTGGGCTGGACCGAGCAATGCAAGGATGGCACGCGCATGGGCAACGGCATGCCCGAATATGTGCTGCGCTTCCGCAAGCCGCCGACCGACCGTTCGAACGGCTATGCCGACCATCCGGTGGTCAAGGAAAAATCGCTGTCGTTCGCCGAGGCGACACAGCAGCCGGACAAGGCCCTGCCGATCGGCGAGGGCGTCGAGCTGGTGCCGCACGACAGGAAGCTGCGGCCCGCACCTGGTGCCGGCTATTCGCGCGGCCGCTGGCAGGTCGACGCGCATGGCGTGTGGCGCTCCAGCGGCGACCGGCCGCTGCTGCCCGACGAGTTGCGCCGGCTGATCAGGCTGCATCCCAAGCTGATCTATCGCGGCTGGAAGAAATGGGCGCTGGAAAACCCCTACGACCACGCCGTCCATGTCGAGTTCACCGAAGTGCTGGCCGCCGAAGGCCGGTTGCCGTCGACCTTCATGCTGGTGCCGCCGCACAGCGAGCATCCGGAAATCTGGACCGACGTCGCGCGCATGCGCACGCTCAACATGCTGCAGCAGCGCAAGGGCCGGGAGATGCATCTGTGCCCGCTGCAGTTCGACATCGTCGAGCGCGAGATCGAGCAGCATTCGATGCCGGGCGAGACGGTGTTCGACCCGTTCGGTGGGATCATGACCGTGCCCTATTGCGCGCTGCGCATGGGCCGCAAGGCGATCGGCGTCGAACTCAACCCGGACTACTTCGCCGACGGCGTCACCTATGCCGAGATCGCCGCCGGCGGCGGCCAGGGACCAGGCCTGTTCGACCTGATCGAGGCGTCTACCGTCGACATGGAGGCGGACCAGGGCGCTCAAGGAATCGACGAGGCGGCGCAATGAGCAACGTCGTTGTCTTTCCCAGATCGATTGCGCCGCGCTGGCGGGCTGAGATCGTCTACCGCTCGGATCTCGGGCCGCTTGAACTCATACATGTGTTTGAGGAGATCGAAGACCTGGCGGACTTGATCGAGCGCGGCCCCGACTGGCGTTGCATGATTTCCTGCGAGATTGCGCTCAACCGAAGCAGCAAGGAATTCGAGACGCTGACCGTCGAGCAGGCGGCGAAGCTATGATCCTCACCTGCTACCGATGCCCGCGCCAGATCAGCTTTCCCGGGTCGAAGCGCAATCTCTTCGCCCGCGCGTTCGGCTGGATCGTCAGGGGGGGGGCGTTACTTCTGCTCCTCCTGCGGGAGCGCTGAATGACAGCCCTTCCAGCCCGCAGCACGCCCGGCGCTGACACGTTCGATCCGAGCCTTGTCGATTTCGAGGTGTTCGCCATGTTCCTCGAAGCCCGCCGCATCCATCGCGGCAAGACGCCTTTGCGCGTCGCCCGCGAAGCCGAGATCACCCTAGAGGCCGTGTTCCGGGCCTCGCGCGGCCGCAATCCGGGCGGCTTCGAGTTCTTCGCGCTGTGCGAGTGGATCGGCGAAGAGCCGCGCCTCTTCCTGAAGAAGGAATTGCGGCATGGGTAAGCTCGCCGGCTACGACTATCTCGGCCTGGGCCGCCTGCTGCATGCCCGTCTCATGGCGGACGGTCGCGGCTGGCGCGTCTGCGGGGAAGAGATCGGCGCCAGCGCCTCCGACCTTTCGCGCATCTGCAACGGCCAGAGCGTCTCGGCGCCCAAGGTCATTGCCGTCTGCGACTGGCTGAACCTGTCGTTCCGCGCCTTCTACGACCCGCCCGAGAAGCCCGATCCGATCCGTGAAACACCCAAAATGTTTCACGGGAAGAGCACTGAAACAGAGGGAGTTCTCGATGTCGGCTGAGTCAGACCAATCGCCACGCTTCGTCTACTGGCTGCAGATGATCAGCGGCTTCGGCCCGTCGGCCAAGGTGTTCGCGGTCGTCTTCGAATGCAGCCATGCCAGCGTTGACGACATCAACGCCGAACTGCGCCAGCACGGTACGGTGAGCGGGTCGCGGCTGGAAACCACCGATGACGGCAAGGGCGGCAGACTGATCCGCAATCGCACCGGCTTCCTGTTTGGCGTCGCCGGCCTGGCCACCGTGCAAACCTATCACAAGAAATGTTGGGAGCCGGCAGAATGAACAAGCCTCACAACGGGCCCGGCTTCGGCAAGCCCGGCAGCATCGACGGGCAACGGCTGTTCAAGCTGCCGCTGCCGATGCAGGCGGAAGGCGTTCGGCTGCTGTTCGAGATGGGCCAGACCATGGATCAGGTGCGCGAGCGCGTCGGGATCTCCGCCCGCGCCATAAACGAGCTGCTGCACACCTCGACGACCTTCAAGCGCGGCGGCGACGTCAATGTCGTGGCGGAGGGCGTGTGATGCTGTTGGATTTCGAGCCCCGCCTTACGCATGGCAACGCCACGCCGCTGATCATGGACAGTTTTGCCGGCGGCGGCGGCGCGTCGACGGGCATTGAGATGGCGCTTGGCCGCTCGCCCGACATCGCCATCAACCACAACCCGGCGGCGCTGGCGCTGCATGAGGCGAACCATCCGGACACGCTGCACCTGTCAGAAAACGTCTATAAGGTCGATCCGCTCGACCATGTCGCCGGCAAGCATATCGGGCTCGCCTGGTTCTCGCCGGACTGCAAGCACTTTTCCAAGGCCAAGGGCGGCAAGCCGGTCGAGCGCAACATTCGCGATCTCGCCTGGATCATTCCCGGCTGGGTCGAGCGCATCCAGAACAGCGGCGGCAGGATCGACGTCGTCATCCTGGAGAATGTCGAGGAGTTCCGGGATTGGGGGCCGCTGCTCGATACCGAGCGCGGCCTGATGCCGGACCCCGAGTCACGCGGCCAGACCTTCCAGAAATGGTGCAAGGCGCTGCGCAGGCTGGGCGGCAGGATCGAATGGCGCGAGCTGCGCGCTTGCGATTACGGGGCGCCGACAATCCGGAAGCGGCTGTTCGTCATCGTGCGCTTCGACGGGCAGACGATCGTCTGGCCGTTAGCGACGCACGGCAAGCCGGACGATCCCGGCGTCGTCGCCGGACGCAAGCTGCCATGGCGCACCGCGGCGGAGATCATCGACTGGTCGCTGCCTTGCCCGTCGATCTTCGACACGACGGCCGATGTGCTGGAAAAGCATGGTTTGCGCGCCGTGCGGCCGCTGGCCGATGCGACAATGAGCCGGATAGCGCGTGGCGTCGATCGCTACGTGCTGAAGAGCGACAAGCCGTTTATCGTGCAGGTGGACGGGCAGGATTTCATCGCGACATCGCCGATGCTGGTCGATGCCGCCCATGGCGAGGTGTCGCCGGGTGGCGTGAAGCGCTGGGGCAAGGGCCATAAGCCGCTGACCGAGCCGATGGGCACGATCGTCGCCGGCGGCATCAGCCATGCATTGGTCACGCCTTCGGTGATACGCTTCAACACCGGCGCGACCGGACACGACGCGCGCGAGCCGCTGGCGACGATCACCGCCAACAGCTTCATCAAGCGCCCCGGGGGTGCCGCGCCGCTCGGTATCATCGCCCCGGTGCTGTCCTATGCCCAGCAGGGCGGCTCGAACCGCAGTGTCGAGGATCCGGCGCATACGATCACCGCCAGCACGAAGGACCAGAACGTTCTGCTGGCGCCGGTGATCGTGCGGACCGACATGGCGAGCGCGGCGGCTCGAAACGGCGTCCAGGATCCGGAAGCGCCGCTGAACACAATCACGACGGCTGGATCGTTCGCGGTGGCGGTGCCAACGCTGATCGGTTGCGGCGGGAGGGCAGGGCAGAGCCGGCCGCGTGGCGGTGACGAACCGATGGCGACCCAGACGGCCAAGGCGGATGTCTGTGTCGCGGCGGCTTTCCTTGCGCAGAACAACTATCAGGAGCCGGGACACGACGCGCGCGAGCCGCTGTCGACCATCGTGCAGAAAGGCTCGACGCAAAGCGTTGTCGCCGCTTCCCTGATGTCGATGAAAGGGAGCGATCGGCGCGACAGCGGCGCGGACGCACCGCACCCGACTGTGCTTGCGGGTGGCGGTCACTCGGCGATCATCGCACCGCACCTGATGACGATGCGCAACGCGCAAAAGCCGTTCACCTCGCCGGACGAACCGACACATACGGTCACAGCCGGCGGTGCCGGCCTGACGCTGGTCGCGCCGTTCATGCAGAAGTACTACGGCACCGGGGATGGCTCGTGCCTCGACGATCCCTGCCACTCGGTGACGACGAAAGACAGATTCGGCTTTGTCGAGGGCGAGATCAGCTGGCCACCGTTCACGCAGCAGCAGGCCGACCGTGCGCGCCAGGTCGCCGCCTTCATGCGCGCGCATGGTTTCTGGGACGATCGCGAGTTCGTCACGGTCGTCATCGATGGCGAGACCTTCACCATCGTCGATATCGGCATGCGCATGCTGGTCGCGCGCGAACTGTTCTCGGCGCAGGGGTTTCCGCCCGACTACATCATCGACTTCATGTTCAACGGCAAACCGCTGCCCAAGAGCGCCCAGATATCCTGCTGCGGCAACAGCGTCTCGCCGCCGATGGCGGCGGCACTCGTGGCGGCCAATTGCGGCCACCTGGCGCGGTTCCGGGAGGCGGCGGAGTGACCGATCTACTCATAAAGCGCAGCTATTCGCCGGATCTCAATCGCAAAGCGCTGCATGGTGGCCGGAACTTCTTCGACAACGTTCCAATATTCTTGAACGTGGACTTCTGCATCAACATAAAGCGACCCACCCATGCCGTAGCTCAGGAAATTGACAAGCGGTCCCGAGATATCTCGGATAGCTTGGACAGACTGGATTGCAAGCCTCGCTGCCGTAGTGGCTTCACCGTCAAACAGCGGTTTGGCTTCTTCGAACAACGTGTCCTTTTCGATGATCTCCTTGAAATTCCAGTAACTGTTGTCGAAGATCGCCATCGCCCACTTCAAGGCAATGGGGGAGTAGTCGCCAGCAGCATCCTTAGCCTCTTTTATCGTTGCGAGCGCAGGGGTCAAAATGTCGGCTTGGGCAACCAGCTTATCGAGCCAAACATCCCTCAGCCGCAGCATCGTCAGACGATCAGAGCGAAGACCGAGGCGCACCAGTTCGATGTGTCTTGCCTGCTGACGAATGTCTGTTCGCTCCATCTGAAATACCGTGACGGCTGCGGCCCCCACGGCGAGTGCGCCGGCGACGAGCGTCTGCCACTGGCCAAGCCAGTTTCCGAAGCTTGTCGCGTCCGCGAGCGACAAACCCACGAAAACGCCAGTCGCGGCGCACAGAAGACTGCTGAGCGCATCCAGCTTCCACATTCCGTCTTTCATATTTCCCCCGCCAGAACGCCTTCCAGTACCACGATTGGAGACATTCTGTGAACTTGCAACCCTTCCTGATCGGCGACGTATGGATCGAAGTTCTCGACGGCAACGATACCGCGCGCGACATCTTTGATCGGCACTATTCGAGATACCGCTATGCGGACGGACGCAAACCGACCTTGTTCGTGGGACCTGGTGAGAAACTGCTCCTGCTGACCTCGGATGCCGGCGCATTGCTCGCATGGCGAAAGCGGCATCGCTTCGACGGCCAGATCGGCGTCAATTGCGCAATCTTCCGTCGTGAGGAAGGCGAGCTTGCCAGCGGATTGCTGAAGGCCGCCATGTCGACGGTGTGGGCGCGCTGGCCAGGCGAAAGGCTGTTCACCTTTGTCGACCCGCGTGAAGTGGTTCCGACCATGCGAGCGTCGCGCCCGACATGGGGTCATTGCTTCTATCAGGCCGGATGGCGATTTGCCGGATTGACCAAGAAGCGCCTGCACATTCTCGACTGCAGGCCGGAATATTTAAACCGCAACACCGGCACTTTGGCCGCAGGATCGCTTTCATGAGCGAGGCCATAAAGCTCTTCATCGAGGATGCCCGCGCCGTGTCGATCGAGGCGACGGCAAAGATCCTCAATCTGAAATTCAGGGCCAGTGGCTCCGAGCATCCGCAGCCGTGCCCAAATTGCGGCGGCACCGACACCTTTGCGTTCAATTCCAAAAAGGAAAAATGGAACTGCCGCGCCGGCGGCATCGGCGGCAATGACGGCATCGGCATGGCGGCGCATTGCGAGGATCTCGACGTCAAGCGGCGCGATGGCTTCCTCGAGGCCTGCTCGATCGTGCTCGGCCTGCCGATTCCGGACGAAGGCGAGCGAGAGAGCGATGAGGATCGCGCTGCGCGCCTGAAGCGCCTCGACGACCGGCGCTTGCAGAACGAAGCCGACGCCACCGCCAAGGCGGCAAGCCAGGTCGATTTTCGCGAGCAGGAGCGGCAGAAAGCGCGCGGAATTTACGATGCCGCGGCGCGTGTCGGCCGCTACGGCCGGCCGGTCGCCGACTATCTCATGGCCCGCGGCTGCGGCGACGTCGGCGCCCTGCAATGGCTGCGCTATGCGTCCGACCTTTCCTACTGGCACGGCCAGGACGGTCGCGGCCGGCCACTGGAACTCCATTGCGGCCCGGCCATGGTTGCGCCGTTCATTGATCGCGAACTGTGCGCCATCGGCTGCCACATCACCTGGATCGACCTGAAACGGCCGCCGAAGTACCGGCCGGTGTTTTCCGATCCGGATACCGGCGAGCTGCTGCCGTCGAAAAAGATGCGCGGTTCGAAGAAGGGCGGGCTGATCCCGCTCTTCGGCGATCCGCAGGCGCGGCGCTGGGTCGGCGGCGAAGGCATCGAGAACGGCGCCGCCTTTGGCGCCTGGGAAGCGTTTCGCGAGGACACGTTCTATTTCGCCGCCGGCGATCTCGGCAATCTGTCCGGCCCGGCCGAGCCCTCGTCGCGCTTTGCCCATCCGACGCTGAAAAAGCTGGACGCCAAGGGTGTGGCGCGGGCGGTGATGGTCGCCGGGCCGATCCCGAAGGCCGACCAGGATGCCGATGACGCCATGTGGATCGGTCACCAGGTCGACGAGCTCGTGCTGCTTGCCGATGGCGATTCCGAGCGGGTGATGACGGCGGCCGCGATGGCGCGGGCGCGGGCGCGGCACGCCCGGCCGGGCAGGGTGATCCCGATCGTCTGGCCACGGCCCGGCTATGATTTTTCAAAAATGGCGGCGGAAGCCGATACGGGGACTTGAGTGGCAAAGAAGAAGACTGGAATGCCCGAGGCGGTCGCGGCCGCTCTCGAGGAGGCGACGCGCCAGGCCGAGGCTGCGGGATTTCCCCGCACCCCCGCCGATCTTGATGCCCTATCTGCAAACGGCGGCGTCAACGAACTCGACGATGGCGAGCCCGGCACCGGACCGCGTGGCGGCAGCAGGGTCGATCTGGAAGTGGTCAAGGCCTGTGCGGGCCTCGACCACTCCGACACCGACAATGCCGAGCGTCTGCTCGCCCATTTCGGCGACGATCTGCTGGTGCGGGCCCAGTCGAAGGCGCGCAAGGCTGCCTATGCGGTGTGGACGGGAACGCACTGGGATATCGACACCGGCGAGCCGCGGGCGCTTGCCGTGGCGCAGAACGTCGGCGGGCGCATCGCGTTGGAGATCGAATATATCGACCACACGCCTGCCGAGAAGCATGCGATCGAGCGCGGCATCGAGGCTATGAAGAAGCCGGAGGAGGAACGCTCGCCGGGCGAAAAGAAGGTCGCCAGGATGGCCGAGACGGCGCAGGCGAACCTTGCCAAGCGGGTCAGCCGGCGCATGAACCATGCCGTATCGTCGAAGAACAAGGGTCGGCTGGAGGCCATGCTCGCCTGCGCCGCGCCGCATATCCAGCGCGGGCCCGACGAATTCAACGCCGATCCGCTGAAGGTCGCTGTGGCGGGCCATACGCTGTGTTTCCGCCGCGTGGTCAAGAAAAAGCGCAATCCGGCCTATGATGATCCCGACGACAATCGGGAGGGTGTGCCCGAGTTCGTCCAGGCCGCCGATGCCGAGCTGAAGGTGGTGAGCGGCCACCGTCGCCAGGATATGATCACCCAGCGCGTGCCGGTCGACTACGACCCGAAGGCCAAGTGCCCGAAATGGGACGAATTCCTGCTCGACAAGCTGCCGCTGGACGAGGTTCGGCGCATGGTGCAGGTGGCGTCAGGTCTCGGCCTGGTCGGCATCACCGTGCAGAAGCTGTTCTTCCACTATGGCAAGGGCGCCAATGGCAAGTCTGTCTACATGGAAACGCTCTGCCGGCTGCTGGGCGAGGTTGCGGTCACCCTGCCTTCGGAATCGTTCATTGGCGAAGGCAAGGCCGGCGGCGCTGCCAATCCCGACATGGCGCGGCTCTATGGCCGCCGCTTCCTGCGCGTCAAGGAATTGCCTGAAGGCGAGGATCTCCGGGAGAACCTGGTCAAGGATCTGACCGGCGGCGAGCATTTCACCGTGCGCGACCTGTTCGAGGGCTATTTCGACTTCAAGCCGGTGTTCACCGGCCACATGTCGGGCAACGGCTATCCCAAAATATCAGGCACCGACAACGGCATCTGGCGCCGCATGGCGGTCATCCACTGGTCGAAGATCATCGCAGAAGCCGACCAGCGCGAGTTCGAGGAAGTGGTTGCCGAGTTCGTGCCGGAATATTCCGGCATCCTCAACTGGCTGATCGAAGGGGTGATGATCTTCCTGCGCGAAGGCCTGGTCATCCCCGACGCGGTGCGGCTGAAGACGCAGGAGTATCGCGACGAGATGGACCGGACATCCGCCTTCTGCGCCCGCTGTGTGCTTCCTGACGGCACGGCCGAGCTGACCGCCAAGGAGTTCTATCAGGCCTATGTCGACTTCACCGTCGACGAGGGCGGCAAGCCCATCTCGCTGACCGCCTTCGGGCTGATCATGAAGAAGAAATATGACCGGATCGATGGCCGCATCGTCATCTATCGCGGTGTCAAATTGCGCGACGTGCCGGTCTCGAAACAGGGCAATCTTGGCTCCGGTTCCAACGATTTCGAAGGCCACATGCGATGATGCCCCGCACCCCTTCACTCATGCCTCCGTGTGCCCGCATGCTGTCGCGCACCTTGATTTCATTGCGCTTTTCGCCGCGACAGTTGCGACACTTCGCGACAGTACGCGATACTTTGATCCGGCGAATATATGTAATGAAATCAGATAGTTGCACCAGTTTGCACCAGTTTTGCGGGGTCTATAGAGGTGGGGAAGGGGAGCGGGGAGAAAACTTTCTTACGACTATGGGCCGTCAAAACTATCGCAACTGTCGCACCCTTCGCTCAACCCTCTGAAATCCTTCGATAAAGTGTCTCATCAAAACTATCGCTAAACTATCGCTAACTGTCGAAAACTGTCGCAAGGAAAAGAAAAGTATGAAAACGGTGACCATTGAAGAGCTGCTGGCTTGGGCTTTCGTCCATGAATTGCCGAAGGGCGGTGGCGTGGATGGTCTGGACAACGCCAATTCGGCATGGCGGATGCTGGAGGCGTCGTCATGGGGCAAGATCACCAGCTTTGCCGAGTTGGGCGCCCTGGTCGATATCGGCACTGGCAGCGGCAACTACTTCATCGAGCAGGGTGAGCCGCACGACGATGCCGTGGCAGTCGGTCGGGCTGTGGCAGGCCTGTCGCGCTGCGACGTGGCGGTGCCGGCCAATTGGAACGCACTGGCGGATTGGCCCGATAGCGATGGCCTGGCGCAAGCCGCGGTGAAGAAGGCGGTGGAGCGCTTCATGGTCAGGACGCCGCACCGGCGCGCCGCCGCCATCGTCAGCCTCGTCGTCGGCACGGCCATTCTCGGCCGCGAGCCGGACTTCGCCGCCGAGCCGTCCAAGGTCAGGCTGGTCGAGCGCGGCGGCAGGCCGGCGTGGTTCGTCACGCGGCCGATGAAGCACGAGGACGGCCGGACCTACGATCTGGAGGTCGACGGCTACAACGCCCGCACCCATCGGCCGGTCAAGGGCGCCTATCGCAAGCATGAATTCTCGACCGATCCGACCGGCGACATTCTCGGCCGGCTCGACTACCAGATATGGGTCGCGGCGCTGCGGCGGTTGGAAGCCGAGATCACGGCGCATCTCGTCGCGCATCGGCTGGTGTTTGCCGATCGCTCGATGACGCCGTGGCTGGATGCCGACAGACCCGGCGTCGCCATCGTCGATCGGGTGGCGGATAGGCCGGCGAAAAAAACCGCCTCGGCTTGTTGACGCGCGGCCAAAACTTGACATACACCTGAACACGGTAAATCAGATCACAGCCCCGGCGTTCCCAAGCGACCGGGGTTTTCGCTTTCTGGAGGCGGGCGTGGCGACGATCTCCGTGCGATGGGCTGATGATCACCTCAAGGTCTATGGCCGCAAGATCGACGAGTTGAACCGTAAGTTCCCTATCGTCCTGCCGCGCATCGTCAACCAGGTGGGCGACAGGGCCAAGACGCAAGTGATCCGGGCGCTGACCAAGCAGACCGGGCTCAAGCGCAAGACCATCGTCAAGGCTGTGGGTGATCCGTCGCGGGCCAATGGCAGGAAGCTGTCCTACGAGATGGTGACGCGAGGGGGCAACATCCGCCTCAAATATCTGGAACCGCGCGAGACGCGGCCGGGCGCGACCGCAAAGCCATGGGGCCAGCGTCAACTGTTTGCCGGCACCTTCATGAAGGGCGGCAAGTTCCCTAATCGTCATGGTGGAAACTTCGGCGGGCAGGTCATGCGGCGCCTCAACACATCTGGCACGAAGCTCACACAGGCGCGGTCGGGTATGTTCATCCCGGTCGAGATGACCAAGGGCGCGACGGCAGCCGCGTTCCAGCGCACGGCAGGGGCATTGCTGAGAGAGAGGGTCGAGGCGGCGATCAGGAAGCTGCTGCCCTGACCCCCCGGTCATAGGGACCGTTTTCGTCCTTCCACCGCCTGCGGGTAGCGTTACCTGCGGAATTCTACCAGTCTCACCATTGAAAAAGTTGGGTTGTCAGGGTTGTCAGCAGCCTAGCGGAAGTTGTCAGAATGTCGGCCGAACAAACCGTGATGGCGACCCCGGCCGAGATTGCTGCGCGTGATGGCGTGACAAAGCAGGCGGTGACCAAATTGGTCCGCCGCCTTGTCGACGAACACGATCTGCCGGTGGAACGAGACGGCCGCCAGCGCGTCGTGCGCTTTTCGCTGGCGCACTACGATCATTATCGCGGCGAATTCGCCAGTTCGGAGAAAGTCGCCGCCGCCCGTCGCGACGCGCAGCCGGCCCAGCCTGCCAATCCCAGCACGTCGCGCGATGAAGCGCTACGGCAGGAAGCATGGCTCAAGGTCGGGCGCGAGAGGATCCGCCGCCAGGAGCAGATCGGCCAACTCGTCCGGGCTGATCGCACCCGTGATGCCTTGACCGTCTGCGGTCGGGAAATCCAGGCATCGATCGCCAGGCTCCAGAACAAGGCCGACGATATGGCGCTCGCCGTATCGCGCGAGGGTGCCCACGGCCTGCGCGTCTTGCTGCGCCAGATCGCGTTCGATCTGAATACCGAGGTCGCCGACAAGCTCGCCGCAATTGTCGAGCAAGCGGCCGAGCACGACGCCACCCTCGAGGACGAGGAGCTGTGAGCATTCACGTCGGCCCCGGCCATCCGGGTGCGCAGCGTCTCGTCGGTTCCGCCCTGTCGGAAGCGATCCGGCCGCGCCCGCCGGCACGATTTCGCCACTGGCTGCCGGCCAACATCGTGCTGGTCGACGGGCCGAAGAAAGGGGAACTGTGGGCGCTTGACGATGCTCCATATCTCGGGGAGATCGCCGACTGCCTGTCGATCGAGCATCCGTGCAACCTGGTGACAGTGCGCAAGTCGCAACAGACAGGTGTGTCGATCCTGGCGCTCGCCTGGTCGCTCTACATCGCCGACACCGCGCCGGACAACACGCTCTATGGCCTGCCGTCGATCGACTTTCTGCAGGACATGAACAGCCAGAAACTGCAGCCGCTCATTGACGCCTGGCAGGCAGAGACGGGCAAGAAAGTGATTTTCCCTGTCGTCAGCCGATCAGGCGCCGGGTCGACCATGTATGAGAAGCGCTTCGCCGGCGGTTCGCTGATGCTGGCGAACGCCAATGTCGCGACAGACCTGTCGGGCAAGACCACGCGTTACGGCGTCAAGGATGAGGTCTCCAAATGGCAGACCCACCTGAACGGCGACGATCCCGAAACACTGTTCTTCGGCCGCTTCACCGCCTTTCGGCGCACGAAGTCGTTCAAGATCTTCGAACTGTCGACGCCGGAAATCGACACCGGCGACGATCTGGGCGATGCGCCGGGCCACTGCCGGATCGATCGTTCCTTCAGGCGCTCCGACCAGCGTTTCTGGAACATCGTGTGCGCCGAGTGTAGTCACCAATTCAAGCAGGCGTTCGAGGGTTTCCAACTCGACCGGCTGCATCCGCACAGAAGTTGGTACGCTTGCCCCGGCTGCGGCCATGAGATTACCGAAACCGAGCGCGTGATCGCGGTGCGGGCCGGTCGCTTCGTCGCCGCCGCTCAGGGTCCGGATCGTCATCCCGGCTTTCATGTCGACGCCTTCGATTCGCTGATGATGAGCTACGAGGCGATCGCGGAGGACGTGCTCAACCACGCCAAGCCCGGCGGTCTCGGCGAAAAGGGCGTCTACAATCTGGTGCTCGGCCTGCCCGTTCGGGAAAAGGGCAACGCGCCCGAATATGAGCGCCTGATGGAGCGCCGCGAGATGTTCGCGGAAATGACGGTGCCTGCCGAAGGCCTCATCCTCGTCGCCGGCGCCGACGTCCAGCACAACGGCATCTGGTGTGTCGTGGTTGCGTTCGGCGAGGATCGCCAGAGTTGGGTTCTTGGCGTTCAATTCTTCGAAGGCGCCACCGACAATGCCGCGGATGGCGCCTGGCAGAAGCTTGACGCGTTCTTCGCCAAGCCGCTCGACGATGCCTTTGGGGGCCAGCGTCGCATAGAGTCATTGGCCGTCGATGGCGGTGACGGCGGGCGCACCAATCAGGTGCTGGAATGGTGCCGCCGTCGCGCCAGCGCCTATGCCGTCAAGGGTGTCGGCGGTCGCGGCGTTCCCGCGATCAGCCTGCCGGCGAAAAAGTCGGTCACCAAGCGCGGCAAGCGCAAGCGCTTCGGCAGCGCCATGCTATGGCCGGTCGGAACCTGGGGCCTGAAGTCGGAGCTGTTCGCCAACCTGCACAAGCCGGGGCTGCGTTCGGGAGAGCCGGCCGATCCGCCGGGCTACGTGCATTTCGGGGACTTCCTGCCGAAGGAATATTTCCTTCAGATCACGGCCGAAGCCTTCGTTGCCGCGGTTGTGCGCGGCCGTTTCCATGAGGAATGGAAGCGGTTGCGGCCCGACAACCACTGCCTCGACGCGCAGGTCTACGCCATGGCCATGGCCGAGATGCTCGGTCTTTCCACCATGAAGGCCGATGACTGGGCCGCGTTGCGAGAGCGGCTGCGGCCGGCCGGCGAGCCAGACCTGCTCGACGCGCTGCGCCGGCCGGTGAAGGTGGTGACGGAAGACGCGCCAACCTCGCAGGTCGAACAGACGGATAACGGCGATCGGTCGAAAGCCCGTCGCGAGAAATGGAAGCATCGCAAATGAGCGACAAGCCTCGCGTCAGGGTCAAGGCCGTCGGCACGGCCGTGCCGCAGCTCGCGCCCGAGCACCGTCCTGCGCCTCGCGCCGGTTATCTGCGCGACAGCCGGTCGTCGATCCTTTCGACGCGTGGTGGCGTGGCGCTGCGGGACCATCGTGACGACGTGCGCATCGCCTGGCGGCGCGCGGCGGGTCTGGCGATGGACATCATCCAGAATTCGGGCCGGCTGCGCGGTGTGGTCGATCAGGTGATCGCCGACACCGTTGGCGTCGAGCTCGTCCTCAACCCGATGCCGGACCTTTCGAAGCTCGGCTACGACAAGCAGGAGACGGCCGAGTTCATCAAGCTGCTGAAGGCCGAATGGAAGCATTGGGCCTGGAACCAGCGCGAATGCGACCTGAAGGGCAAGTTCACCGTGCCGCAGATGGTCGATGTCGCGATCCGCCATGATGTCGTCTATGGCGAGGCGCTGATGCTCATGGACTATATGTCGCCAGGTCTGCGTCGGCGCTACGGCATCGCGTCCGGCACCAAGATGTGCCTCACCACGCCGACCGCCCTGGTGCAGGACACCAGCGAGTACGTAGGCCTGTTCCAGGGCGTCATCCATGACGAGATCGGACGGCCGGTCGCCTATCGCCTGGAGGAGAAAGAGTCCGGCATTTGCGTCAAGCGCGACCACCTTGCCTTCGACGCACAGGGGCGGCAGATGGTCGCCCATGTGTTCGACCCGATGGACAGCAACGATGTACGCGGCATTTCGCGGCTCGTCGCTGCTTTCCGCGAATATCTGCAATGGGAGCTTCTGGTCGACACCACGATCCAGGCGCAGATCCTGCAAACGGTGTTCGCCACGGCGTTGACCAGCGAAAAGCCGTCTGCCGAGGCCTTCGAGGCGCTGGAGGCGCTCGGGGAAAGCGAAGAAAACAAGGAACTGCGCAACCAGTTCCGCGACTATTTCATGGCCGTCATGGATAAGGCAGCCGAGAGCGAGATTTCGGTCAGCGGCGATCCGAAGGTCTCGCACCTGGCGCCGGGCGAAAAGCTGGAAATGATGTCGACAGGCATCCCCGGTCCGCAGTTCCTGCCGGTTGCGGACGAACTTAAGCGCGGCATGGCGCGGGCGATCGGCGTAACCTTCGGCGCGTACACGCTGAATTATGACGGCGCCACCTATTCGTCGACGCGCATGGAAGGCGCCTCGCTGCATCCGGTGGTGACCCGCCGGCGCGACCGTATCGCCTCGCCGATCAGCCAGATCGGCTTCGAGCATCGGGTCGATGAGCTGATCGGATCCGGACGCTTGCCGTTCAAGGGCGGCTATGCGGCCTTCGCCGCCAATCGCGACAGGGTGTTGTGGACGGTGTGGCAGGGCCCCGCGAAGGCGACCGCCGACGACCAGAAAAGCGCCAAGGCCGCGAGCGAGCGGTTGATCAACGGCACCTCGACGCTCGACATGGAATGCGCCGAGATCGGCGCGGACGCCGAAGAGGTCTTCGAGCGCCGGGTCTATTGGCACGAGCGTTACAAGGCCGCCGAGATGCAGTCGCCGTTCGAGCGCAATCCGGGCGCCGGTGCAAAGGACGATCTGATCCCGGTTGAAAGCGGATCGAAGAAGAAGGAAAGCGCATGATGGCCGACGGGAACGTCATCATCAATGGCGTGATCGTCGACATCAACGATCCGTGCGCGGTCGCGGCCGAATTGAAGAAGGTCGAACTGATCGTCGTTACCGGCGGCGGCGTCGCGCGCAGCCGTTTCGGGTTGGATGAGGTGCAGTGGAACGCGGCCAATCTCGGTCGGTTGCGCGAACTGATCCAGCGCTACGAATGCGCCTGCGCGGCCAAGTCGGGCAAGCGGCTGCGGTATGCCAAAAGGATGCGGTTCGTCCGCTAAGGGAAAGCCATGACCTCGCTGATCCATATCGCCGACCGGGTGCTCAACCGGCCGCTACTCATTACGCGCGACAAGGCGCAGGTGGTGCTCTCGGTTCTCGCCGGTCGCATCGGCACCGCCACACCTGAAGCCAGCCGGTTCGAGGGGTCATCGGTTGTTGAGGATGAGAACGGTGCCCGGCGTGGCGTCCCATATCGCGTTACCAAGGACGGCGTCGGAATCATCACCATCACCGGCTCTCTGGTGAACCGTGGCGCCTGGGTCGGGGCTTCGTCCGGTCTGACCAGTTATGAGGGTGTCGGCCACCAATTGAAGACGGCCGCCGCCGATCCGGCCGTGCATTCCGTGATCCTCGACCTGCATTCGCCAGGCGGCGAGGCGGTTGGTGCGTTTGAGGTGGCGGGTCTTGTCCGTGAGCTTGCCGCGCAGAAGCGTACAATCGCTGTCGTCAACGGCATGGCCGCGAGCGCAGCCTATGCCATTGCCTCTGGCGCCAGCGAGATCGTCACCACCGAGACCGGTGTGTCGGGCTCGATCGGTGTCGTGTTGCTCCATGCCGACTTCAGCCGGCAGCTTGATCGCGAAGGCATCACGCCGACACTGATCCATGCCGGTGCTCACAAGGTCGACGGCAATCCGTTCGAGCCGCTCTCGGCAGACGTGCGCGACGATCTCCAGGCAGAGGTGAACGCATTCTACGATGCATTCCTCGGTGCAGTGGCCAAAGGGCGCGGCAGCAGGCTGACCGCCGCCGCCGCCCGCAAGACCGAGGCCCGCACATTTATCGGTAAGGCAGCCGTCGAAGCCGGCACTGCCGACCGGGTCGGTTCGTTCGAGAGCGTGCTAGCCGAACTTTCCCGCGCCACCACGCCGAAGGGCGGGCGCTCAACCTCGCAAGACAGGAGACTATCCATGAGCGAGAACAACGGCGCGCCCGCCGCCAATGAAGTTGCGGGCATCACCCAGGCTGAACATGACGCCGCTGTCACGGCGGCTGAAACGAAGGGCCACGCTGCAGGCAAGACCGAAGGCGTGGCCGGCGAAAGCAAGCGTCTTTCGGCGGCGCTTGGCGCCGAAGGCATCAAGGGTGACGGCGCCCGCATGGCCGCTGCACTCGATCTGGCGCAGAAATCGCCCGGCATGTCCGGCGAGGACGTGGCCGCCTTCGTCGTCGCCAATGTTGGCACGTCGAAGGGGGGTACCGCCGCGGCCGCTTCCGAGTACGAGGCGTCGCGGTTGGCTGCTGCCGGTCTGGCGCAACCCAGCAGCGGCAAGTCGGCTGGAGCTTCTCAAGTGGCAACCAACCGCATTCTGACCAACTACCGTGCCTCGACGGGCGCGCCGGCCAAGCAGGGCTGACGCCCCATTCGTCCAACCACAACTCGACACCGAAAGGGTTGATCATGACAAGCATTCCTTATGCACAGCCGGGCATGGCGGCCCGCGACGTGTCCGATACCTTCACTTCCGCCGAAATCTTCAACTCGGCAATCCCGCATCCGGTCACGGAGGATTTTCCCGTGGCGGCGGATGTCGCGCTGCTGGCCCTCTCGGTCGTGGGTCTCGCGGCCTCCGGTCTCAGCCTCGCCATGGCCACGGTTCTCTACGTGCCGGGCAGCAAAGCCAGCGGCCGTTTGGTCTTCTCTGCCGTCGGCACCGCCGACGATACGATCACCATCGGCGCCACCGTCTACACGATGAAGGCCGCGCCGACGACTGTCGCTGGAAAGGTCAAGATCGGCGCGACAGCGGCGGAGACCGCCAGCAACCTGATTGCCGCCATCAATGGCGGTGCCGGGTCCGGTAGCCTATATGGTTCGGCAACCACGCCGCATCCCGATGTCGTCGCTCGTACCGACGCCGCCGGTATCGTCGGTATCGTTGCCAAGGCTGTGGGCGCCGCCGGCAATGCGATTGCCACCACGGAGGCAGGGACGGCGACGGCTTTTGTCAACACCCTCCTTGTCGGCGGCGCCGACCAGGTCGGCGTGGCGGCGCTTGGCATCACCACGGCTCCGGTGGTCGACACCGATGCCGCGCAGCGGGTCGCGATCTATCGCGCCGGAAACTTCAACCCGGATGCACTCAACTGGGATGCCTCCTTCGACACGGATGCCAAGCGCGAGGCGGCTTTTCGGGACGCGCCGACGCCGACGAACATCCTCGTCCGTAAGCGTCTCTGACGCCAACAGCACAGCTTCAACGCAACTGCGGCATCGGCCGCTTCTTTCATAAAGGGCCACGACCATGGCGGACTTCGACCACTATGAACTCTGGGACACCCACACTCTGCTCGGCGTGTTCCGCGAACTCGACATCGTGCCGAGCTACTGGCTCGACCTCCTGTTTCCAAACGAGATGTCCTTCACCGATGAATACGTCGATCTGGAGAAAATTCCACGCACGGGCCGCAAGCTTGCACCCTTCGTCGCGCCGATGGCGCAGGGTCGCGCCATTTACGAAGAAGGAGCCCGCGTCGAGCGCTTCAAGCCGGGCTATGTCAAGCCCAGCGATCCGGTCTCGCCGTTGAGGGCTCTGACCCGGCGTCCTGGCACGCTGCTCGGCGCGGATGCACAGAGCCCGGCGGCACGCTACGATGCGGTCAAGGCTGATATCCTGCAATATCACCGCGTCGCCATCGAACGGCTGTGGGAATGGATGGCGGCCAAGGCCGTCATCGACGGCAAGGTCGTCATCGAAGGCAAGGACATGCCCCAGCGTCTCGTCGACTTCGGCCGCGCCGCTGGCCACACCGTTATTCTCGGCGTCGGCGCGCGCTGGGGCGATGCCGGCGTCTCCATTCTCGACGATATCCAGAGCTGGGCTGACATGATGCATTCGGCCGAGTTCGGTGGTGCGCCGAACCGCATCACCGTAGGCATCGATGCCTGGGGCACCATGCGCCGCGACGAGGAAATCCTGGCCGAAATGGACCTGACCCGGCGCGGCAATGCCGATCTGACGATCAAGACCGGTCTGATGACCACCGGCGAGGTTCGCTATGGCGGCACCCTCGGCGGCGGTATCGAGGTCTGGGTCTACCGGGACTATTATACCGTCAACGGGTCCGTCACGCCGTTCATGTCGCCGAAGGACGTTGTTCTCACCGGTCCGAATGTGCAGGGGTACAGGTGCTTCGGCGCCATCGTGGATGTGCATGCCCAGTTCGCGCCGCTGCCGATCTTCCCGCGCAACTACATTCCGGAAGGGGATGTGGCGATCGAGCAGATCCTCACCCAGTCGGCCCCGCTGATGGTGCCGGTCAACCCCAACGCAACCTTGAAGGCGACCGTTCTGGCCTGATCGGTCGGGCTTTGGCGTTCTGTCCGATAACTCAACATGAATGGAGAAATATCATGGTCAAAGCCGTTGCTTTGAGCACTGTTCACCTGTGCAGATCGCCGGGTGAAAAAAGTCCCGAAGGCAAGGTGATTAAGCGCGCCGAAATCGAGGTCAAGGCGCCTGGCGCCATCTTCGATGTCGACAAGAAACAGCTTGACGATCTTGTCGCCAAGGGTGCCGCGCGCTCCGCCACCAAAGTTGATCTGGCGCGGGCAGACGAGGCCGTCCAGATGGATCTCGGTCAGGCCTAACAGTAGAGCCGGCGCGCGGTGCGCCGGCCTCGCTTTCCAAGGATCTGTCAGAATGCCGGTTCCTGCCCGCTTTCACGCCTTGCGCGACCGCGCGCTCGCGGCGGTCGACCAGACCTTCGCCGAGCCGGTGCGGCTGTCGTTCATGAAGGGCGGCAGCCTTGATCCCGACCGCGAACAGGTGGTGATCGAGGCGGTGCTGCGGACGAGCGACGGCAAGAGCGCCACCGTTGATGGCGGCCAGGCGCAGGCCTGGCGTTCGCGCCAGGTCGCGCAGAAGGCCGAGCTGCACATCAGCCGGACTTTCTACGTCGGCCCGATGCCGGCCAAGGGCGATGCGGTGCGGGCGATTTCCCGTCCGGGAGAGCCCGCCTTCGAAGTGCTGAACGTCGACGATCGCGGCCACACGAGGCTGGTGCTTGAGCTTGGTGAAAAGTAATGAGCCTTGTCAGGATCGCCGTGCGCATCGCCGCGGTGGAAGCGCTGCGCGGCCGCACGCTGGCCGGCGACAACATCCTCGATTCGGAGATCGGAGCACTCGACGTCGATGCCGACGGCGAGTTGCGCACGGTGGAGGATCGCCCTTTCGTCACCGTCTACACCGACGCGGCCACGACAAAGGATGTCGACACCTCGCTGCGCTCGATGGTGCAGAATGGCGCGACGCAGATCCTGTTTGAGGCCGGCATCACCGCGGCGATGACGGAGACCGATCCGGATACGGACGAAAGCAGGCTGATCGGCATCGGTATACCGGCGACCGACCGGGCGTTCGAGTTCCACCTCGACATGGTTGCCCGTCAGATCGGCGACGCCCTTACCGATCCCGAGAATGAATGGGCGCAGATCTTCTCGGGGCTGATCCAGCGTTACGTGCTGATCGAGCGGGCACGGACGAGCGGCGACAACAATGGCGTCCGCCTGGCGGCCCAGCAGATCAAGTTGACCGTCGATCTCATCGCCGATCCGGTGAAGGGCGAGCCGCTCCGTGCGACCGGTGCCTTCGCGAAGTTCCTGGCCAAGGCCGACACGATCGAGGATCAGGCTATGACAGTGCAGATCGCGGCGATCCGCACAGCCATCTCCGGCGCCGCCTTCGACTGGCAGATAGAGCAGCGCCGCTACGGCATGACCGGCGGCGAGATGAATGCGCTGCTGCTGATGCCGCAGGAAGGCGCCGAGGCGGATGTTGGCGTGACGACCGTAGACGCGACGCCTGCGGAACCGGTGCAGCCATGACCATCCCGCGCGACCTGCCCGAACAGATGGCCGATGTCTATCGCCGCATTGGCGAGGTCGAGCGCCGCAACCGAAACCGCAAGCGCAGCGGCACGATCGACCAGATCGACCACGCAAAGGGCCTGTATCGCGTCAAGCTGTCCGAGCAGAACGGCAAACCGTTCCTGACCGACTGGATCAGGACGCGGCAGATCGGCGCCGGCACGGTCAAGGTCGACGTGCTGCTCAACAAGGGTGAACAGGTGGACGTGGTTTCCGAAAGCGGCGACCTTACCGATGCGATCATCGACCTGTCGACCTACTCGGATCAGAACAAGCGGGTGAACCAGTCGACGCCGATGCTGGTGACGATCGGCGACACCAACATTTCCGTCAGCGAAAGTGGAATGACGCTGCTGGCCGGAAGCGGCCATCTCGCCTGATGCCGCTGATCGTTAGACTGGGCGACGGGTCGGATCATGGCGGCACTGTCGTCTCGTCGGCATCGAAATGGAAGTGCGAAGGCGCCTTGATCGCCCGCAAGGGCGACCTGCACTCTTGTCCGATCCCCGGACATGGCGTCACGGCGATCGTGTCGGGCTCCGGCAGATGGAAATGCGAGGGCGCCGATGTCGCCCGCCAGGGCGACGTTGCCGGGTGCGGCGCAGCGCTCATTTCAGGCGCTGCCAAATGGCAATGCGAATGAGGACCAGACCATGAAGAAATACACTGTGCGCACGGCCTGCGAGGTCGCGGGCAAATGGAAAGAAACCGGAGCCGAAGTCTGGATGACGGATGAATCTGCGAAGTATCTGGCTCCGCCGCTCGGTCGCGTGCTGAACCCGGCTGATGTCGAGCCGGTCAAGCCGGAGATTGCGCTCCAGCCGAAAGCCCTTGAAGCCGACCAGGTGAGCGCGCTGCAAAAGGGACGCCGTCATGGCCGACTCGACCGGAATTAGCGGCATCACCGGCGCACCGCTGACGGATTGGCAGCACGTCGAGCAGTCGATCGCCGTCATCCTGACGACGCCGCCAGGCAGCCGGGTCATGCGACGCGAATTCGGGTCAAACATTCGCGACCTGATCGATGCCAAGATGGTACAGCGCAATGTGCTGGCGGTTTATTCCGCAGCTGCGGTCGCCATTTCGCGATGGGAGCCGAGGTTCCGGGTCACCAGCGCCAGCGTCTCCAAATTGACGGCTGGCGGGGTCACGGCGCTGGAGATTTTCGGAACCTATTTCCCGCGCGGTCACCTCGGCGACTATTCCATCGCGCAGGACGCCTCGACACGTGTGGCATTTGTTGGAGCCTTACAATGAGCGTTGGCCGCTACGCGTCACCGGAGTTGTTGCGCCTTGGGCGGCCGCCCGATCTGGCGTCCGTGCCGTTCGAGACACTTTATCAACAGTCGCTGGCAAGGCTCAGCGCCGATCTCGCCACGGCAGGCATTCCATATAATGTCGGCACGCTGGAGAGCGACCCCGTCGTCATCCTGACCCAGGATGCGGCCTATCGCGACCTGCTGCGGCGGCGCCAGATCGACGACGCCGTGGCGCAGACCTTTCTCGGATCGGCATCCTCGACGATGCTCGATCAGCGCGCCGCCGACTATGGCGTCCTGCGCAAGGTCCTGACGCCGGCAACCACCACGACGGCGGCGGTGATGGAAGACGACGAAAGCCTGCGCATTCGGGCGCGGCTCGCCTGGGAGGCGCTTTCCGTCGCCGGCCCGTCAGGCGCCTATCTGTTTCACGCCGCCGAGGCGCATCCGCAGGTGCTTGCCGAAGGCACGGCGGTCTACGGGCCGGAAAGCGGCCATGTCGAACCCGGCGAGGTGCTTGTCGTGGTGCAGTCGCGTGATGCCATTGGGGTACCGTCGGTGGCGGTGCTCGATTCGGTCGCGTCGCGGCTTGATGCGTGGCAGGTAACCGACGGTTTCGGTTTCACGCGATTGCGGACAGCGCGCGACGAACAATCGGTGCGCCCGCTTGGCGCCAAGGTGTTAATCCGAGCCTGCCGGCCTCTAACGTATTATGTCACGGCGACGATTTATGTCCGTGGCGGACCCGATCCGGAGATCATCCGGCAAATTGCCAGCGACCGGCTCGACGCCTATCTGGCCACACGCCGCCGCGTCGGCGTCGAGGTTCCGACTTCGGCGATCCTCGCAGCCCTGCATGTCGCTGACGCGAACGGCCTGCCGATCGTCGAGGAGGTGACGCTTGCCGCGCCGCTGTCCGATATCGTGCCGGCCTTCGACGAACTGGCGGTCTGCACGGTGACGCGGATCTCGGTCGAGGTCCGCTGAACATGTGGTGGACTGCTACCTTCGAACCGATCTGGACGGTATCGCTGCTGCCCGGCAACTCGTCGGGCTGGGAAAAGGTTGTCGAAGGCGTCGACGGCGAACTGGTGGCGGGCGATCCGGTCGGGCTTGTCGCCGCATCGCGATCGGATACCGATGCGCCGCTCGCCTGGCTGCCCTATCTTGCGGCCGAACGATCGGTCGACGAGTTTTCCGGTCTGTGGGACGAGGCGCGGCAGCGCGAGGTGACGCGCGGCAGCTTCCGCTATCACCAGGTGCAGGGCACCCGGCCGGCGCTCGATCGTGCGCTAACGCCGCTCGGCTACACGATCCGGGTGGTGGAATGGTTCGAGGCTGGCATCGACCGGCCCTACACGTTCCGGGTCAAGGTGACGATCGGCACCACGGATGAATGGCTGAGCACGGATCACGGCCGCATCGTGCGGCTCGTCAACCGGGCCAAGAACGCACACACAAAGCTCGAGGCGATCGACGCGCACCGCTCGGCAGGACGGGCGGCGATCTATGTCGGCGGCGTGCCGACGCGGCGGCGGACGCTTCGTGTCGGCCAGATACCGCGGCCGTCGACCATCAGAATAGCAGGCTATGCCTTCGTCGGCGCCAGCTCGGTGCTGCGCCGGACGATCCGCGTCCATCCGCGATAGGGAAACGCTCATGTCATTTTTCGCAATTCCGACGCTTGCGGGGCAAGCGGCGATCGCCGCGGCCGTCGCCGGTGATGCAGCGCTCGACATCGCCACGATGGCGGTCGGCGACGGCAATGGCGCGGCGGTAACGCCGGTCGAGACACAGACCAACCTTGTCGGCCAGCGCGCCGTGGTGCCGGTCAACAGCGTCGTGCGCGACGACGACACGCCGACCCGGGTGACGGTCGACGCAATCCTCGACCAGAACACCGGCGGATGGATCATCCGCGAGGCGGGCATCTATGACAGCGACGGCATGCTGCTCTTCGTGGCCTCAATCCCGGCGACGGAAAAGCAGACGCTTGCCGATGGTGTCGACGATGTCCTGACCATCGGGCTGATCATCGTCGTTTCGGCGGCGGCATCCATCGAGCTGACGCCGTCGGATGGCGTGTGGGCAACACCGGAGTATGTCGCCACGCAACTGGATTTGTGGCGCACGCATGTCGCCCAGCCTCTGCGGCCGTATTTCATGACCGTCGATGGCTTCGCTACCGTCGATCCGACGCTGCCGGCACTCGGCACCACGCTGATCGTCGGCGCGGGCGCGACTGGTTTGTTCGCAGGCCACGATTATGATCTGGCGCAGTATCGCGGTGTCGCCTTCGGCTGGTCCTTCGCGGCCGCGCCTATCGGCCATATGGTCACCATGCAGGTCAGCGGTGCGACCGTGATCTATCGGCGCACTGGCGGCGCCTGGCGCACCGTGGTCGCGACGCTGGCCGAGCATCTCGCCGGCACATCGACCGAGCTCTTGACCAACCCGGCCGGCGTCAAGGCCATGATTAACAACAAGTTCCCGGGCAACGCTCCTGGCGTTCTCGCCAACGATGGCGCCGGCAATCTCACCTGGGTGGCGCTGTTCGACATCAAGGGCCTGACGGCCAAGACCAGCGTCGCGGGCGGTGACTGGTTCGCCGTCTACGATCCGGTACTCGACGCCAATCGAAAGGTTACCGCCGAGATGATCGCGGCGACCGTGGCGCTATCGGACTATCTGCATTCCGAAATGTTCTTCCTGGGGAGCCAATAGCATGGCAAAGACACCGGTTATCTTCAGCTCGGCGGCCGCGTCCGCTTCGGGCTCGACCTACACGATCGGCGCGGGCAAATACGCGATCGTCAACCTTTTCCTGTCCGGCAACGGCGGCGCGGTTGAAATCAATGGCATCGCCATCAAGGGCGGGTCGTCTTTCGAGTTCCATACCGCAAACGGCATTGTCTGCCCCGCGGGAACAACTATCAAAGCCAATGGCGCGGCTGGCAGCAGCGGCGTCATCGCTTCCGGCTTCCTTTACGACCTATGACGCTCGCGACGGTCAATCTCAAGGCCGCCAATAACGAGGACTGGCGGCTGACGCTGTCGTTGACGGCAGACGGTGACCCTGTCGACCTGGCGGGCTATGCGGCGCGCATGCAGGTCAAGAGCGCGCCGGAGGACAATGCGCCGTTGGCGACCCTGTCGACCGAGGTCGGCGGACTGACGATCGATGGCTCGTCACTGCTCATCTTCCTTCCGGCGGACAAGACGCGCGGGTTGCGCGGCGGCATCTATCACTACGATCTGCTGCTCACCATCGCCGGTTCCGTCACGCGGGTGTGCGCCGGGACAATCACAGTCGACGAGGGGATCACACGATGACGCTGGAAGTGACAGCGACGATCGAAGTCGAGACCGGCGGCCCGCAAGGTCTGCCTGGTCCGCAGGGCGAGAAGGGCGACAAGGGCGACACCGGCGAGCAGGGCGAAAACGGCCCGCAGGGCGAAACCGGCCCGGAGGGCGGACCCGGCCCGATCGGCCCGCCCGGCAATGGCAATGTCAATGGGCCAGCCGGGGCGACCGACGACGACATAGCCGTCTTCAACGGCCCCACCGGACACACTTTGAAGGGAGGCGGCAAAAAGGTCTCGGATCTGGCGCTGAAAGGTCTGGTGACGGCGAGCGGCCTGACCATGGCAACGGCGCGGCTGCTTGGCCGCACCACGGCGCTCACCGGAGCACCGGAGGAAGTCTCTATCGGGACCGGCTTGCTGCTGTCCGGCGCCGCTTTGTCTGCGGCCGGATTTACGCAGATCGCTTCGTTGGCGTGTGGCACCGGCGCGACTGTCGACTTCACTTCGATCCCCCAGATCTACGACGAACTAATGATCCTCTTCGAGGGCGCGGTTCCCGCCACAAGTTCGACGATGGGGATCAAGATATCCAATGACAATGGGGCGAATTACAGCACTACCCCGATAACAGCCACCGGCACCGTGGCTACCACGGGCGGACTGTATGGCAGCTTTGCAATCAAGGGTTACAGGAAGGACGCAAGCTACGTAATATTCGGCGCCGCCAATAGCGCCAGCGTTCCAGTCAGTGGCATCGCGGCGGTGATCTCCGGTGTAACCGCGTTCCAGCGGCTTCTGCTCCATGTTGGCGGCCTCAACGCAATACGTTTGAATTTTGCCTCGGGCAATTTCAACGGCGGCACAATCAAGCTGTTTGGGAGATAAGCGATGCCGGTATTCGATTGCGCCACTGGCGAAAGCCGGGAACATACCCAGGAGGAACTAGCGGCCATGGTGCCGACGCTGGATGAGGCGAAGGCCGCCTCCCGAGCGGCTGTCACTGACAGGCTGACGGCAATTCTTTCCGCCGGCTATCATCATGATTTCGGCGATCCCCATGGCGTCCAGGTGCTGCAAACGCGCGATAACACCGACCGGATCAACTGGCTCACCAGCCAGGCCGCCTATTCGGCGGCCGTCATGTCCGGCGCCGGCGCCGCACCCGGCGCGACGTTCCGCACCGCAGACAACGTCGACATCATCCTGTCCTACGCTGACGGACATGGCGTCTTGCTCGCCATGGCGGCGTGGGGCGCTTCGCAATACGCCAATTCGTGGGCGCTGAAGAACGCGATTGCTGCCGCCGAGGATGCCGACGCGCTTGCGGCGATCGATACCGCAAGCGGTTGGTCCGGCTAACCGCGTCAAAGTCCACGTAAATCCTAAACCCCTAGAAGGAGGCTCGCCCAATGGCTGACCTATCGTATTTCCACGGCGTAAAGCTTGAAGAGAGCACTGAAACGCCGTCGCTGCTGCGGATTTCCCGCTTTGGCACCACTTTCCTCAACGGCACCGCGCCGGATGCCGATGACGCGGCATTCCCGCTGAACACGCCGACATTGGTCACCAGCCAGGCCGGTGGCGCGCTGCTCGGCGCGGCCGGCACGCTGCTTGCCGATCTCACCAGCATCTTTGGCGAAGGCGGCTCCTATGTGATCGTCAACCGCGTCGAGCACGATGACGATGCCGCCGAGCTCGAGGCCAATCTGCTCGGTGACGCCACGGCGCGCACCGGGCTTTATGCCGCGCTGCGCGCCAAGTCGCTGCTCGGCATCCAGCCGCGCGTGCTGGTGACGGCAGGTGCGACCGGCGCCTTCATCGACGATGGCGTGGTATCGCTTTCCCTGTCGTCAGGCGGTGCGGATTACACCTCGGCGCCGACGGTCGCGCTGACCGGCGGGGCTGGCAGCGGGGCCGCCGCGGTCGCCACCATCAACAAGAACAAGGTCGGCTCGATCACGCTCGGATCTGGCGGCACCGGCTACACCTCGGCGCCAACGGTCGCACTGTCCGCTCCTCCGGCCGGCGGTGTCCAGGCGACTGCCACGGCGGCGGTGGCCAGCGGCGCGATCACCGGCTTCACCGTCACCAATGCCGGCTCTGGCTATGTCACGCCGCCGACTGTCACCATCACCGGCGCGGGCACCGGCGGCACCGGTACGGCGGTCCTCGCCGGCCCGGTCATAGCGCTCACCGTCACCGCTCCCGGCGAAGGCTACACTTCGGCGCCTTCCGTCGGTTTCTCCGGCGGCGCCGGCAGCGGCGCGGCCGCCACGGCCAACGTCGGCGACGTCGCCAATGCCTATATCTCGGCGCTCAACACCATCTGCCCGCAGATCAGGGCGCGCGCCTATATCAGCGGGCCGAACACCACCAACGCCGAAGCCGTACGCTTCCGCGGCGCGGTCAATGGCGGTCGCATCCTGATCATCGACCCCTTGGCAATCAAGAACGTCGCCGGCGTTCCCGTCGTATCGCCGATGGCGGCGGCGTGGGCCGGTGTCCGCTCGCGTGTGGTGGCGTCCGATGACGGCGTGTCCGGTTCGGTGTCCAACAAGATCATGCGCACCATCGATGGCGTCGCCCGCACGATCCAGTATCCGGCGGACTCGAACTACCTCAATGAGCAGCACGTCAACACCGTCATCAACGAGCGTGGCGGCTTCCGCACCTGGGGCTCGCGACTGGCGACCGACGATCTGATCTGGGCTTTCGACAGCGTGCGCGCCACGGCCGACATGATCAACGAATCGCTGGAGGACCTCTACTTCGTCTATGTCGACCGCAAGTTCACCAAGGCCAACCTGAAAATGATGGTCGAGGACGGCAACGCCGCCCTGCGCGTGTTCAAGCTCAACAACGATGTCCTGGGCGGCCGCGTCTGGTTGTCCGACCTCAACACCCCGACGCTGAATGCTGGCGGCAAGGTGTTCCTGAATGTCGAATTCGAGCCGGTCGGCATCATGGAGCAGATCCACATCACCACCTACCGCAACATCCTCTACTACCAGCTCCTGCTGGATGATGTGCGCGGCGCGATCGAAAACGGCCCGCTGACGCTGGCCGCGTAAAGCGCGGTCATTCGCCCATTCCACACAACCGGCCCGGGCAGCGGGCGAACATCGGAGAACCATCATGGCCAACAACAACCCCCGCTTCATCCTGCGCAACTGCACGCTATGGGCCGACCGCCAAAGCAAGCTCGGCCAGATCGGCGACATCACCTTGCCGGTACCGCAGCAGAAAATGGAGGAAATGCGCAATGGCGGCATGGCGATGCCGTTCGAGGTCAGCCTCGGCTACGAAAAGCTCGAAGCCAGCTTCAAGATGCCGGGCCTCGATCCGCAGGTGCTGAAGCTGTTCGGGCTGAAGCCGGGCACCGAGACGCCGTTCATGGTCACCGGCGCCACAGTTGACGAGGATGGCACCGAGCATAGCGCCGTCGCGACCATTCGCGGCCTGATCAAGCAGGCCGACCACGGCAACTGGAAGCCGGGCGATATGGCCGAGAACGACTACCAGGTGGCGATCCGCTACTACAAACTCGAGATCGACGGCGACGAGATTATCGAGGCCGATGGCTTCGACGTGAAGATCGGCGGCGTCTCGCAATATCAGGGCATCCGCAGCGCCCTGCTGCTGGATTGATCGGAGCGGGCCGAGCACTCAACTGAAAAACGGAAGAACAAGGAGCCGACATGGATAGCATTACCATTCAACTGACGAAGCCGATCACCCATGGCGAAGGCGACAAGGCCGTCACCTACAAGGAATTGACCTTCCGTGAAGCCGTGCTCGGCGACCTGATCGCCGGCGAAGCAGTCGCCGGCGGCAGCGAGACCGGCAGGGTTGCTGCAACGCTGGCCGCAATGGCCGACGTTCCCTATCCGGTGTTCAAGAAGATGTCCGCTCGCGACTTCGTCCGGATCAACGAGGCGACGGCTGGTCTGGTGGGAAACGGGGAAGCGGATGGCACGAATTAGCCATCCAGCTTTCGCGGCAGACCTTCACGCCGCGCAACATCATTGACCGCTACACGCCTGAATTCGCGCTTGCCGAATATGAAGCGCTGGTTCGCCTGCTGAGCCGGAAAGACTGACATGGCAACTCTTACAAGCAGCCTGATCCTGTCGCTGATCGACCGCGTGAGCGGTCCTTCGCGCGGCATTTCGGGAGCGCTTCGCGGCATCGATCGCCAGGTCAATCGGTTCAATCGGTCGCAAGGCGCCGGCCTTGGCATGATGGGCGGCTTCGCCGGGCGCCTGCTCGCCTTCGGCGCCGGCTATATCGGCGTCACCAAGGGCATCGAGGGCACGATTGGCGCGGCCCGGACCATGCAGGCCGCCCTGACCGAAATCGGCATCAAGGCCGGTTCCACCGGCGCCGAGCTCGAGGCTATGCGCGGCCGTGTCATGGCGCTTTCGCCGCAGGTCAACCAGAGCACTTCGGAGTTGCTCGCGGGCGTCGATGCGATGGTCTCGCTCGGCCTCGGATCGAAGGACGCGCTTGCCGCTCTCCCGGCGATCGGCAGGGCCGCGACCGCAACCGGCGCAACGATCGCCGATCTGTCGGCGGCCTCGGTCTCGGCGATGCAGAACCTGAAGGTTGCGCCCGGCGAGATAACAGCCATGCTCGATGCCATGGCGAGCGCTGGCAACGCCGGCGCTTTCGAACTGCGCGACATGGCGCAATACTTTCCGGCCCTCGGGGCGGCCTACCAGGGCCTTGGGCAGCATGGCGTGGCGGCCGTCACCGATCTGGCGGCGGCAATGCAGATCGTGCGCAAGGGCACCGGGGACAGCGCCTCGGCGGCAACCAATCTGCAGAACGTGCTGCAAAAGGTGAATGCGCCGCAGACGCGCAAGGCCTTCAAGAAAATGGGCGTCGACCTCACCAGGGAGATGTCGAAGGCGGCAAAGCGCGGCCTGACACCGATCGAGGCTATCGCGGAGATCACCAACAAGACCCTCAAGGGAGACCTGTCGAAACTCGGCGACCTTTTCTCCGATGCGCAGGTCCAACAGGGTTTGCGCCCGCTGATCCAGAACATGGAGGAATATCGGAAGATCCGCGATGAGGCCAGCCATGCCACCGGCACCATCGCCGGGGCGTTTGCCAGCCGCATGGCGAACGCCGATGAGAAGCTGAAGGCTTTTCAACTGCGCATGACGAACCTTGGCGCTTCGATCGGGGCAAGGCTGATCGGGCCGCTTGGCGAAGCGGCGGACTATCTGACAAAGGTGTTCGATTCTCTCGGCGAGCGCGCCGGCGTGTTCGACAAGCTCACGGCGGCCGCGCAAGGCTTCATCAAGGGCTTTGGCGTCGACGGCGGCATTCGTGAGGTGCTGGACAATCTCACCGATCTTTTGTTCGGCAAGGTCGACGGGTCAGGCGCGGCCGACCAGCTCGGCGCGGTGTTCATGCGGTTCCAAGGCTGGGGCGCTGACATCCGCGCGCTTGGCGATGCGATCAACGCCAGCCCTATCGCTAAATTCTTTGTCGAACTTGGGGGGCAGGGCGTCAAGTTGATGCTCGCCTCCGTCGGGATCGGTATTCTTGCCGGAGCGATCGGAGGTTTGGCAAAAGCCCTCTATTTGCTTTCCGGCGCCAAGGCCGCCGTAAGTATTCTTAAGATGCTCGGCAGGGGCGGCAAATGGGCGGCGAACGCCGCCAGTATCCTCAGCGGCGCTGAACAAATCGATGTCGGGTTGCCAGGCAACAGACCTGGCGCTTCGCCCAAGCCAAGCATTCCAAAGTGGATATCGGATGGTCGGGCCACCAATGCGACAACGACCGGAGCGCTTGTGGCAGCAACGTTCAAATCGGCCACCGCATGGGCTGCGCGTGCGGCCGTTGCCGTGGCCACCAGCCCCGTCGTTCTGGCAGCGGCGGCCGCTGCCGTAACCGCTGGCGCGTTGATCAACACCCGGCCCGCCGATCCCTCGCTAAATGATCCGCGCCGTGCGCCTGAGAAGGGCAACGAGTATCGGCTTCGGATGCAAAACAACTCGCCGACCGATCCGGGTATCTTGCACGAGTTATATAAGCAACTTCCCCAAGCGGCGCCGAAAACGGAACCTGTCCCGTTCTCGTTCGGCCAGATGCTGCAAGACCTTATGGCGCCAATCGGTAAGCCCGCGGGCGGCGACGTAGCCATCCGGACAATGCCGCCCATCACCGGCACGGTAACGACGCAGCCGAGCGGCGTGCAGCAGGTGACTGTCACCAATCCGGTGAGGCCCAACGTCAGCGTCAGCGTCACTGTCCATGCGACAACCAACGCATCTCCCGCCGAGATCGGCTCGGCGGTTGGGGCCAAGGTTCGCAGTGCCGTCGAAGGCACCTTCGGCGACGTTTACGGTGGCATGTAAGAAAATCGAGGTAACGCCCTTGATTGATGCCGGGGCTTGCTTTCTATCTCCCGTTGTCACTTTGGCCGGGAGGAATTCGAATGAAGATGAAGCTTGTTGTCACTGCCGCTGTATTTTCGGCGGTAGCCGTTTGGCCGGTTCATGCCGATAGCATCACCGCAAAAGAAATCGCGGCGGGAATATCGGACGAGAAAACCGAGCTTGAACAAGAAAGCTGGTGGAAGGACAACATGGCGGAAAAGCGCCATGAAATTACCGGCAAGGTAACTGATGTGGAAGAAGGAAGTTTCTCGGGCTATTGGATTGATCTCGATATCGGGCGCAATCTAAGACTGCGATGCGGCCTTCCAGACGCGTATAAAAGCACAGCGATGCTCCAAAAGAAGGGCAAGCCGTTCACCTGCAAGGGTGTCACGTCGACGTCGTGGACCAGCGTCTTCGGCAAAGTCTTTACGATGGACTTCGAATCGTAGAACCGCACAGAGGGGGATCACGCTGGTCCCCCCTCTTCTTGTCCGAAAGCCCCATCCATGACCGGTGCGACCTCAATGATGCTCGGCCCATTCGCGTTCGAGGCGGTGGGCTTCGGCTACACCGATGTTTCGCGCCGCGTTCAGACGCCGTGGGCCGACATTGCGGTCGCGCAGGATCTGAACCAGCTGCAATGGACCGGGCCGACGTCGGAAGAGGTCTCGATCAAGGGCGTGATATTCCCGCGCGAGTTCCCGGCAACGCTCGAGGGGCTGGTCGGCTCTGCCAACGCCGGCACGCCGATGATGTTCGTGTCCGGAGATGTCGACGAAGGCCTGATCCACGGCATGTTCACCATCCAGTCGATCGACGAGGATCGCGGCTATCACGATGCCGGCGGCCGTGCCTGGCGCAATGCCTACACGATCACGCTCAAACGTTATGCCGGTGGCGGTGATGCCGGTGGCGTGGGCGGCGTCATTTCGAAACTGCTGTCGCTGTTCTAGGAGCCGCCATGTCCGTCTACACCACACAGCAAGGCGAGGTCGCCGACCTCGTCTGTTCGCGCTTCTATGGCCGCACGAAGGACGTGACCGAAGCGGTGCTTGTCGCCAATCCCGGGCTCGCCGCCAAGGGCCCGGTGCTGCCCTTCGCCACGCAGATCACCATGCCGGACGGGCTTGCGACGCCGGTTCGCCGCCCGCTTGTCAGTCTCTATAGCTGATCCATATGCACCCGATCGTCGAAGTCACCATCGACGGCCAGCCGGTGGCCGGCGCCTTCTATGAGCGCCTGATCTCACTGTCGGTCACCGACAAGGAGGGTATTTCCTCCGACGCGTTCCAGGCCGAACTCAATGACGGCTCGCCCGATTTTCTGGCCTTGCCGCGCACCGGCGCCATTGCCGATGTGCGTCTCGGCTATCGCGAGACCGGCGTGAGTTCCGTCGGCCAGTTCACGGTCGACAAAGTGTCCGGCAAATGCCTGCCTTATGGGCTATCGATCTCTGGAAAATCGGCCAACCTCAGCCAGGGCAAGCTGAAGGAAAACAAGGAACGGCACTGGGACAAGAAAACCCTGTCCGACATCATCGGCGAGATCGCCGGCGAGAGCGGCCTTGCGGCGGCCGTCGACAACCAGGTGGGTAGCCACCAATACCAATGGATGGCGCAGCAAGATGAAAGCGACATCCATTTCCTCGAACGGCTGGCGCGCCGCCACAACGCGCTGTTCTCGATCAAGGATGGCAGGCTGATCTTCGCGCAGCGAGGCTCCGGGCTTTCATCGGGCGGCAGCTCGGTCGGCACGGTGGTGATCACGCCGGCGATCATCATCCAGGGCACCTGTACGTTCGAGGCGAATGACCGGACCAAATATTCCAAGGTCGTCGCCTATCACCAGGACAAGGACAAGGCCGAGCGCGTCGAGGTCGAGGCCGAGGCGAGCGCCGAGGGCGATAGTGTCTTCCGCATTGCCGAGCCGTTCGCCGACATCGCCGAGGCCGACAAGGCGGCGCAGGCCAAGGCCAAGCAGCTGAAGCGCGGCGAGGGAGCGGCCGGCGTCACCGTGATCGGCGATACCTCGATCATCGCCGGCGCGCCGCTGATGTTTGCCGGCGTGCGGCCTGGTCTCGATGGCATCCCCTATGTCATCGACGAGGTGACGCACGAATATTCGAAGTCGGGCTTCACCACCAAGATCACCGGCAAGCTCTATGACGGCTCATCGGCCGGCGGCGGCGGCAAGTCGGGCGGCTCCAGCGATGGTGTCGTCAATGCAGCGAGCGGCGGGACTGACAAGGTGGCGCCGGACAGCCCGGCCGGGACACCGGCGACGCCTTCGGCGTGGGTGAACAATTTCCCTCGCCGCAACAGTGGATCAACTGACGCCAACTAGGCGCGAGATTCCAATGATGACTTCGTCGCCGCCGACGGCACCATGTCGGCAACGGCGACGCCGGCCGTCATAGCCAGGGTCAATCTCGGCGGCCTGCCCACTCCACCCTCCATCACCTCGCAACTCAACAATCTGCTCGCGTAGCGCGGGCGGAAAAGGATGCCCTATGGACCGCGCCAAGTTCTACGCCACGTTCCGCAACAACCTCGGCTCGCTCACCCAGCCGAACGTGGTCGGCTTCGAGCTCTTCCTAAGCGAGGGCGAGCGCCGGCAGGAGCCGATCAATCGCCTGGCTTATGTGCTGGCGACGGTGTGGTGGGAGACCGGGAAGACGATGCAGCCGGTCCGCGAGGCCTATTGGGTCGGCAATGGCAACGAGGCTGTTGCCGAGAACTGGCGCCGCACCCACCTGCGCTACTATCCATTCTACGGCCGCTCCTACCCGCAGTTTACCTGGGAGGCCAACTACAGGAAGGCGAGCGACACCTGGAACACCAAGTATCGCGGCGACGGCCCGGTGGTCGACTTCGTCAAGAGCCCCGATCTGATCATGAACCCGACCTATGGCGTGCCGCTGACCTTCGACGCCATGGAACACGGTTGGTTCACCGGCCGAGACCTCGCCGACTATATCGACACGGCCGATGAGAGCGACGCTGAGGATTTGCGCGAATTTAAGGAAGCGCGCCGCATCGTCAACGGCGTCGATCGCGCCAATGACATCGGCATGATCGGGCTGACCATGGAGCGCAGCCTGAAGGCAGCCGGGTACGCGTGCTGATATGGCAAGGCGACCTGTAACAGGGCTCGGAGCCGGCTACGGCTCCTTCAGCCGGCCATGGAACGTGCGCCGGCGCGCGGCGATCGCCATCCTGGTGTGGGGCGGCGCCCTGATCACCTATCTGGCGCTGTTCGGCAAGCCCGACAGCCTGCGCGAGGCGATCGCCAACTCGGTCGCGCTGCTGATGGCGTCGACAGCGGGATCCTTCATCTTCGGCGCCGTCTGGGATGACAGCTCCTCGAGGCGAGCCGAGATCGACGCCATGGCCGTAAACGCCGGCATCCCGCCAACGACGCAGGCCGGCCCGACTGTCGTGCAGCAGAACAACCAGCCATCTGGCCCGGCGATGCCGGAACCGCCTGAGGAGCAGACCCGATGAAACGAAGCGGCAACGATACCGAATTGTGGGGCGAGATGATGTGGACAGCCATCCGGATCGTCGGGGCCTTCCTTGCGGCAATGATTGCCGTCGGCGTCACCCTGCTCGGCTTTGGAGTAGGCTGGCTATGAGCGAATTCAAGATATCGTGGTGGGAGCCGACCGACCGCGAACGCCAATGGCTTCGCCGGTATACGTCCAGCGACAAGCATAAATGCTCTTCGACGGGCAGCTACTGCAACGCCATGTTCGAGCTTGGTGAAGCCGATATCCTCTACACCAACGATGGCTATATCGCCGCTGACCGGGAGGATCGAAAGCCGCCGGGAGGCGATGCCCGCTGGCCAAAGGCCTGTTCCGCGTGCGGCGGGCCGTTCGGCGACGACGATCCGCACCAACTGTTCGGCAAGCAAATCTATATCTGCGAAGCGACGGGCGAACGTTCCACTCTAGACAAGGCGCCCGTCGGCGGCTGTTGGGACGCGCGCTGGGTTTCGGAGCGTCGCAAGGGAGGTCCAACCGGTTGCGGCTATATGGTTGGCCCCGATCATCGATCGCTTGTGGTCAAGCTTCCTGGCAATCACGATTGGCATATCGACTGTCGCGCCAGCAACTGCACGAAACCGGATGACAGGGAGCATTCGTGCTGGGTCCGGCATGGCCGGCCCGAGGACGGCACTCTTCACGTCGACAAGAACGGCAACACATGTTCGGCCGGCGCCGGGTCGATCGCCGTTCCCGGCTTCCATGGCTTCCTTCACAACGGCGTGCTGAGGGATTGCTGATGCTGGCGCTTGCCGAAATTCCCTACATCGGTCCCCTTCTGGCCTTCGCCACCTCGCGCTTCGGCCTGCCGATCGTCGTCGCCGGCGGCATTATCCTCTATTACGAAGGCGTTCCGCTGGGGCCGGTGCGCGACATCCCTTATGTCGGACCGGCGCTGTCCGGCATCGTCGACGGTCGCGTCGATCGGGAATATGCCGCGGGCGGCAAGGCCGAGGCGGCACTCTGGCAGGAGAAGCTGCGGCTGGCCGCCATCGCCCAGGCGGCCGAGACCAAGACCAGGCAGGCCGACATCGACGCCGCGGCACAAGAGTACATCGACAAGCAGAATAGCGATGCCGATCGCATCGCCGAGCTGGTGCGTGCCCAAAAGGATGAAGACAATGTTCCGCCCGATCCTACGAAGCCTGCTGTGTGCCGTCCTGGTGGCATCTCTACAGGGGTGTCAACACGACTCGATGCCGTCGGTAGATAGCCTGCTCCCGAAGCCGGCTGTCCACGTCGACCCGAGCGTCATGGCGGAATGCGAAGGCGTCGTCGATATCCCGCATCGCTTCATCCCGAGCGACGAGGCCGCACGGCTGCATGCCGAGGATCGCCGCCGGTTCGGCGCTTGCAGACGCCTCAACCACGCCAAGGGCGCAACCATCAAGGCGCTGGCCCGGTGATGGTCCAAATATCACACGCAGGGACAGGGCATAGGGTTGATGGCTGAAACGGATCCTCGAGAGTTGCCGCAACGCTGGCGGGAGCTCGATAAGCGCACCATCGAAATGGTGGCACGCTGGAATGAGCCTGAGCGCGAGCGGCTGATCCAACTCAGCCACCTTTCGAAGAAACAGCTCGACCGCCTGGATGACTTCCTGAAGCTGCCAGACGACAAATGGGAGGCGGGCTTCCGGATCGTCACCCGGTCCGTTGTGATCACCAAAGCCAGCAAGACCATCCTTAAGATGACGCTTGGCTTGGCCGCCGTCCTGGTTGCGTTCGGCCAGATCTGGGCATGGGTCGCGCCTTATGTTGTGAGGTCCATCAAATGACACTGACCCAGAAGATCAAGCGTTTCGATTGGCGTTCGGCCCTCATTGCCGCGCCCTTCGCGGTTATGCTGGCGTGGCTCGTTACCAGCATCCTCGACCGGGATGCGCCGGTCGACTTCCTGTCCGCATCGGCGGTTGAAAAGTCGGCGCCGGCCGGCGGTACGATCGAGATCCATTTCGATGTCTACCGGCATCGCATCTGTCCAGTGATCAAGACGGCTCGCACGCTGATCGATTCCGCGTCACAGGAACACGCCGTCTCGAACTTCACCTTTTCGTCGAACACGCGGCCCGGCCGGGAGAGCTACGACCGCACCATCACCGTTCCGGAGGCCGCGGCGATCGGCACGGCGTCCTATCAGATCAGGATCAACTACGCCTGCAACGTCATCCACAATCTCGGATGGCCGATCGTCGTGCAGTCGCCGCGCGTCTTCTTCCGGGTGACACCAAGCGAGACGCAAGGGCTGAACCTGCCGGCGCTGCCGCCCCACTGATCCGCGCCCGGCGGTTCCGGGCAAGCCAAGAGGAAATTGGTAATGACCACTAACATCAAGGTGAACACCAACGGCAACTACGTTTCGACCATCAAGATCAACGGCGTCGAGGCAGGCTCGGTCGGACCGGGGACGATGGTCGAAAAGTCATTTGGCCTTCCGCACAACAATGGCGGGCCCTCGGTGTTCGAGGTGTTCGAGCGCCCAGCCACTGCGGAGGAAATCGAGGCTTCCAAAGCCGCATCCGCATAGGCATCGCACTCGATTCACATCAAGCCCCGTCGGCTCCGGCTGGCGGGGCATTTTTATTTGCGTTTAGGGAACTCGATCACCTTCGCCTCGGGCTCTGGCTTCATCGGAGCGTGACCCGGTTCTTCATGCCAGAACACCTGGCGCAAATCGCGCATGTCGACCCTTTGGCGGCACGATGGGCAATTGTAGAAATGATCTTGCTCGTCTGCGAGTTCAGCCCCGTGCACCTTGCCACGAATCGGCGGACCGAAATCGGCGCTTTCGTTCCATGCCAGCAAATCCGGCCGTTGGTCAGGTCCAACCATGCTGTATCCATATACGGTGGACCGCTCCTCATCGACCACTCGGAACCAATGATCCTGCAAAAACCCTGGCGACAGAGACTGACCGGCCAACGTCTCTGCGGCCTTCCTTGGATCGGTCTCCACAACGTCGCCAGACACCACGACTGTGTCGCCGTAGATCTCTTCGACCCGGTATTTCGTCATCGTCGCCTCGTTTTCCGGTGGCAACGTGGTGCGCTTAGCTTTGTTGCATCGCCCTGCATTTGCGGTTTCGGAACCATTTTAGCTAAAGCTGATTGAATCGCCGTTTCCATGAGTCCAGTGCATGCGTTTGAAGTTCATCGAGCCGTTGATGCCGACCTTGGTTGAGAAGCCTCCCGAGGGCGATAGCTGGATTCACGAGGTGAAGTTCGACGGCTACCGTTCCCAGATCGTCAAGGATGAGGGCGGCGTGCGCATCTTCACTCGCCGCGGGCTGGACTGGACGGCCAAATACCGTGACCTCGCCAAGGCGGCCGGCGACCTCGATGTGGAAAGCGCCATCATCGACGGCGAGATCATCGTGCTGAACGATGCCGGCCTGTCGGACTTCGGCGCGCTGCGCAAAGCTATCACCAGCCGCCAGCACGACCTCTATTTCGTCGCCTTCGATCTCCTGCACGTTAACGGCCACGATCTGCGCGACATGCCGCTGGAGGACCGTCGCGAGATCCTTGCCGAGCTGATCCCCGAAGGACAGCGCATCCAATTCAGCCAGGCGCTGCCGGGGGAGGCCAGCGCCATCTTCCACCTGATCGATCAGGCCGGCATGGAGGGCATGGTGTCGAAGCGAAAGGACAGCAAGTATCGCTCCGGCCCGTCGACGAACTGGCTTAAAGCAAAATGCTATACCGTCGAGGAATATGAGCTGCTAGGCGTGGAGCGAGAGCCCGGCAAGCCGGCTTTCGCCCTGATGGCTGATCGCGAGACCGGGAGGTATGTCGGCTCTGCCTTCATCAATTCCAGCCGGGCAATCCGCGAACGGCTGTGGAAGCGCGTTCAAGAACATGCTGGCCCGGCACCCAAGGGCATGAAGAGGCCGGCGACGCAATGGGTTAAGCCGGGCATCATCGGACGTGTGAAGCACCTGCGCGGCGAGGAAGACTTGCGGCACGCCTCGTTGCAGGATTTTCGCGAGGAATCATAAACAGAGCGCGCCATTGGCCTTGACGAAACAGGAAAATGTTCTTTTTCTGTTCTCATGGCGCACGAACCGATCGACACGCTGGGCAAGGCGACCCGGCACAACATGCTCGTCAAGGCGGAATGCAGCTGCGGCAACGTTCGCTATCATCGCTCGGCCGACCTGATGATGGTGTTCGGCGGCGGCCGTGACCCGCAAACCCTGAATTTCACCTGCGATCGGTGCAAGCCGTCGATAAAGGTCACGCTGCTCGAGGTTCATCCCGAGCACCTGCCCAAGAAGCTGATGATCCACAAGCCGATGAAGGTCGACGGCAAGATCACCTGGTACACTGAGAGATTCCGGGGATGAACGACGGCTGTTTTTAGTCAGATTATCCTCAAACCGAATCGTACCCCTCCTGCAACATCGTTCTACTGGCCTTTAGGTCCGGTGGGCATTGTCGGAACCCAAATGAAAACGCCTTGGCTGTCGATGGCGTCAATAATCTCGTCAGGACTTGCGCCTTTGTAAGGAGCGTCACCACGCTCAATAGTTACTGGCCCTACCACGTCCCACCAACCAGCCATATCAGGATGGTGGTCGGAATGTTCTTCCGCTGCCAGAGCCGACCTTGGTCCGGTTTTTTCCTTGGTTTCGTAAAGCTTCATTTCCGCCCCCATGCTTTCCGGTAAGCATATAGGCGCTTCCGCCTTTGGCGCAAACGGGCTTAGGCGCTTTCGCCTATGGCAGGTGTTAGGTCGAACGCGCTGAGGTAAGCGCTCAGTTGCACCATGGCTGTCGTTTGCCGATCCAAGGCCGGGCCAGCCCTTCGGCGACCATGATCTCGCCGACGTCCCGCCCATCGACATCGATGGTCGCCAGCGTCCGGCCATAGCGGTCCTTCAGCCGGCCGTCCCTGGGATCGCCAGGATGGATGGCAACCGGCCCGCTGTCGAGCAGCTCGGCCATTCGTCGCTTTGCCACCAGGCCGAGCCGCAGTTCGGCGTCGCAATGAAAGTGATGGATCTCCGGTGCGTCGATGTTTGCGATCCGGATATGGGTGCCGTCGAGGACGACAGTGTCGCCGTCGAGCACAGCGGGCCAGCCGGAGTGAACCGCGGCAGCGAGCATGATGGTAGCGAACGCTCTGAGCAT